CCGGTTTGAACTCGGCTATCACGTCGCTCGACTCTCGGCTGACGTCATCCATAGCGACAGAGCGTGATCGGATCACTACAGAGATTTCAGATCGCAAGGCTGCAATCTCCAATGAGCAGTTAGCTCGGGCCGCTCTGGAGTCATCCCTGACTGCGTCAATCAATGGTGTGAGTGCCAACGTGACCAACGTCAGCTCAGCGCTGGCCACCCTGGACGGTAAGTATTCCGCGCAGTGGGGGATCAAAACGTCTGTCGGTGCGCTGACGGGCGGCGTTGGGTTTGTTAACGACGGCACGACGACGAGCTTCCTGGTTGATGCAGCCGTGTTTGCGCTGATCTCTCGAAACGCTTCCGGCTCCGTACTCAGAACCTCGCCGTTCAAGGTGGTTAACGGGAAGGCCTACATTGCTGACGCCTACATCGACTCTGCTGTCATTAATAGCATTGTGGCCAAGCAGATCACGGCCGACTACATCAACGCTCTGAACATTACCGCGATGAACATCGCTGCCAACTCGACCATTTCGGCCCCAAACATCACTGGCGGGACGATCTCTATTGGCAGCAAGTTCAGCGTCGACGCTGACGGCAAGGTGACAGCAAACGGCGTTTCCATTAGCGGGGATATTCAGGCGCCCAACATCAAGGGCGGCAACGTTGATGGGGCGATCATTCGAGGTGGCTCTATTCGTGGTGCGAATATCCAGGCGTCACGATTCGTCGTCGACTCTGGTATGCAGGTGCTCTCATGGGCTAACCAAGAGGTCTACGGAACTATGGACTTGCCGACAATCATATCTAAGTACGGCAACGACGCTCCGTTCGTGTGCGATTACGACAATGTGACCGGCAATGTCAGCGCGTCTACTTCACTTGGCGTTAACGTGATGGCCGTTGGCGCAACCTACAAGGCCGGATTTGCATTCCCAATCGCCAGCTATAACGACTCGAACAGAGCGAAGACGTTCAGGTATTCGAGAAAGCTAATCTCTCCGACGATGACCTGCCTGGTCAAAACGTCCCCTTGGAATCCAGGCCTCTATGCCGAGCTGACCCTGACATTTAAGGTTTACTGCGGCTCAAATGTTGTATGGAGCTGGCAGGCGCCAAAGGTCGGTCAGAACGGCTCTGGCGGATCGATCAGGCCCGGGTCTGGCGTTACATGGGCTATGCCGAATGGCACCTGCACATGCTCTTACACCCAGTACGTCGAAAGCTACTCATACGGGGTAATGTCAAAGGGTGAATATCTGTATGTGTTGAATTTTACCGACATGCCTTTCTATGGCGACGGCCCAATGGATGTGTCCATCACGGTCAACACCATGCACCCAGATTTTAACAACAACAACGGGAACATCATCGTTTTCACCATTCAAGATCAGGCAAACAATTCGAGCCAGCCGACCGGTATAGGCCCGAACTAAGGAGACTTATGGCTAAGTATGTAAATGCCCCGATAGCCGGGGCATCCATAAACGGCGCGGTGGTGGTTGTCACGCTCGCGCCGTTCGTAGGCGGAACCGATATGGCCTACTCGATTGCCATCGACGCAAGAAAGGCTGGCAAGAGAGTGGCCTTGGTGACGACGACAGATCTGTCCTACATAGACGACTGGTATGACGACGATTCACCGGAGGTCATCGTGTACGACTGCGCGGTAAGCAGCTATGTCGGCAAGACGGTCGTTGTCATATCCGATCAGCCTCTTTCTGCAAGTCAGCTGACCTACGAAGGCGCAACCATGGTTGTCGGCGTTGTGTCCTCGAACATCGTTATGAATACCGATGCATTCCGTCTTGAGCAGTCGAACAGGGCGCTACTCAATGAGCTGGAAAAGCTGCTTCCTGCTGACTCCCCAGTTCGCGCACTGCGGGATGAACTTCGCAAGAGGATCTTCTCATGAGACCTACTGTTTTTTACTTCTCGGATGGTAACGACATTGACTACCTGACCGCCTCGCTGCGGTCTGTAGAGCGCAATGCCTCCCTTGACGAACCGCCTATTGTGTTCAGCACCAGGCCCATCGCTATCGATCAGCCGCATCGTCTGGAAATTTTACAGGAATTGAGACTGCCGACCGTCGATACAACTGTCTATGGCCCGCAGAAGTTCATGTCGGTCTGCATGAGAATTGCAGCAATAGACTGGCTTCGTGAGCGCTGTTTTGAGAGTGCCATCTATCTCGACACAGATACGATAGTCATGAGACGAATGGCGCTCATTGAGCGATTCCTAGAGAGCAGTAAAGCTATCGGGGCAGTAGAAGATCTCGAACATCTGAGCAGAGCTATATCGGGCGCATCAGCTACCGACTTCCGCGTCCCGCCTAGCGTCAACGTGGATCGCTATTTCAACAGCGGCGTCCTGGCCCTGCGGTTGAGCAAGTTGCCGTCTCGACCACTGGCGGAAGAGCTGTATGACTTCCTGATTGAAGTTCCAGCTCCGGCTTACCCAGATCAGGACTTCCTAAACTGGTACGCTCAAAAGTACGACCTTTTTGAGCCGCTGCCCGGGGAGTGCAACGCGATAGCTGGTCTGTTGGCCATGACTTCAACCACGTTTGAAAGGGATAGAAACAAGCGCTGGTTCATTGATGAAGTAGAGGTCGCGCATTACGCATCCGTTAAGCCCGATACTCTGCAGCAGAACTCCAGGTTGTTCTATCAGCTTGCCATAGACTATCTGCCTGACTGTGAAGTCAGAAGACAGGCTGAGCACGGGTTAGCCTTGCTGCATCCTCTTGTCAAATAATATTCAGTAAACACTTAATGATCTGCGCATGGTTAAATATAATGCCTCCAAGGTAATTTCTTGGAGGCATTATGACCACACCAACCATCACTGAGCTCTACGACCAGCTCGGCACCATGATGGGGAGCTGGCAACGCTTTTTAGATCAGCAAATGGCCTGGCAAGCCGGCCCTAACGCGGATAACGACGTTTCCCCTCCTAATGGCGACACTGCTCTGCGCGGCTACAGAGTCATGCAGGACGCGACCGGCAACGCAAAAAATGTCATGACGCCGGCTCAGCTCGAAAAGATCGCCAAGGATGCGGTCAAGCTGATCACCGATCTTAAACCGACCGAGCTGGCCAGCAACTTTTCATCCCTTCGCAATGATGCAAATGCCATCGCAACGACACTCAATTCGGCAAGAAGCGAGCTGACGGCGCTCAAAGACCAAACAGTATCGGCAAAAGATGCCGCCAAGCAGTCCGAGTCGTCTGCAGCGACCAGCGCCCAGAGCGCAGCTGTCAGTTCGTCTAACGCATCGAACAGCGCGACAGCCGCAGCGTCCTCTGCTTCTAGTGCGTTGGCAAGTAAGGACTCCGCTGCCGGCAGCGCCTCTACCGCCACTCAAAAAGCGAACGATGCCGGTGCGTCTGCGGTCAAGGCTCAAAGCTGGGCATCGGCCGCTCTGGATGTTCAGGTTGAAACAGGAAAGTATTCCGCTCTGCACCATGCGTCTAAGGCGGCCGGTAGCGCTTCAACGGCTTCAACCAAAGCAGCCGAGGCAGTCACTTCTGCCAACAGCGCAGCATCGAGCGCTTCAATCGCTTCAACCAGAGCGAACGAGGCGTCTGCAAGCGCAACTACAGCTGCGACCAAGGCGTCAGATGCATCTTCGTCTGCGGCTAGCGCGGCGACCAGCGCATCAACCGCCACAACCAAAGCTACAGAGGCCGCCAGCTCTGCCACCAAGTCGCAGAACTGGGCAACCGGCGCCGTAGACTTCCAGGTTGAGTCTGGCAAGTATTCTGCTCTTCACCACGCAACCAAAGCGGCAGCGTCGGCAGCGTCGGCCCAGTCAAGCGCATCAACTGCAACGACCAAGGCCTCAGAGGCGGCAAATAGCGCATCGACAGCAGCAACCGCGGCAACCACCTCCACGACCAAGGCTTCGGAAGCCTCAACTGCCGCGTCGACGGCTACAACCAAGGCTTCGGATGCTGCAGCCAGCGCAACTCTTGCAGGCACAAAGGCGACAGCTGCATCAAATAGCGCCACGGCTGCGGCTGGAAGTGCAACGGCAGCAGCTAACAGCGCAACGGCAGCAGCCAACAGCGCGACAGAGTCGGCAAGCAGCGCCTCAATGGCCGAGCAGTACATGCTTGAAGCCAAGAACGCGATGTATGTTTCTACCGGTGCTCTGGTCGAAGCTGGCGACGTAAGCATGGCGTCCGGCTCGTATCCTCCACCTCTGCTCGATGCGAAGGGTAATAAGCTGGCCACCTTCTGGAAGGTGACGACAGCCGGCGTTAGCAGTGATGGCGTGGATTATCAGGTTGGCGACACTCTGGTTTATTCAGTCGCCACCAATAGCTATTACAAGATCGACAACACGGAATCGGTGACTAGCGTTAACGGCAAGAAGGGCGCGGTGACGCTGACTCCTGCTGATGTTGGCGCCCTGGCGGCCACAGCCAATGCGGTCGCCGCGTTGAAGCTGGCCACCGCAAGATCCATCGCATTCACAGGCGGCGCCTCCGGCTCTGGTCAGTTTGATGGAACGCAAAACCTGTCTATCGCTCTGACCATCGCTGACGATGGCCACAAGCACACTTTTGCCAACTTGAAGGGGTTGCCGAACACCCTGGCAGGCTACGGCATCATTGACGCTGCATCGTCGTCTCATGGTCACTCAGACCTGCTTAGCAAAGCTGGCGGTGCAATGTCTGGGGCCATGACCATCAACATCGCCTCAAATCCGACCATCGCGGGCGCTAATTTTGCGAACGGCTGGCTGCAGGTTGGGACGTCATCAATGGGTATCGCCATTGACCCCAATGAGATCTTCAACGTCGGCACCGACTTGATTATTGGCACACTGACAGCCGGAACCGGCATTCAGTTTAAGCCTGGCGGCGGCACTGGCTCTGCAGCAGGTGAGGTTAAAGCTGACGGTCTGTACTCGGCTGGCAGTAAGGTTCTGACTGCGGCGTCAGGCAATGCCGTTTCTGCATCAAAGCTGGCCGCCGCTGCGAGCATTACTATCGGCTCAACAACCAAAACTTTCGACGGTTCAGCACCATTGTCATTCTCTATTTCAGAGATTGGGGCTCTGGCCGCTTCCGCTAACGCCGTTTCTGCATCAAAGCTGGCCGCCGCTGCGAGCATTACTATCGGCTCAACAACCAAAACTTTCGATGGCTCGGCACCATTGTCATTCTCCGTTTCAGAGATTGGAGCTTTGGCTGCTTCCGCTAACGCCGTTTCGGCGTCAAAGTGGGCGACAGCTAGAACCATCGCGCTGAGTGGGGCGGCAACGGGGTCAGCAACGATAGACGGCAGCGCGAACGTCAGTATCGCTGTTACTGTGCCGCCGACCGGCCACGTTCACGCATTGCGCGAGATTTCAGACTCTCCTTACAAGGAGGCCGTGGATGCCGCAACAGTAGCGGCTCTGACGGTTACTGCGACATCTACGACGCTGACGAACGCGGGGACACAGGCCGCAATCGTGATCGACGGGGTTACGTTGGCGGCCGGGATGCGTCTGCTCGTTAAGGATCAGGCCTCTCCCGCTCAGAATGGCATTTATGTCGTAACGAATATTGGCAGCGCTTCAACAAACTGGGTGCTTACCAGATCGCCCGACGCTGATACTGCAGCGAAGATTGCAGGCGCAGTAGTCACGGTGGATTCCGGCACCGTCAATGGTGCTGGGTTTTTCACCAATGACTTCAAGAAGTCGAGTACAATCGGAACCACAGCAATGAACTGGCGTTCCGTCGTTGATAAAGGAAATATTGGCTCTCTTCATCACGCATCTGGAGCGACGGCAGGGACGTACCGCTCGGTAACTATTAACTCACAGGGTCACGTCACCAGCGGCTCGAACCCAACCACTCTAGCCGGATACGGCATCACTGACGCTGTTAGCTCTTCTGGCGGCGAAATGCTTGGCTCTCTGACACTTGGCACCAACGATCTGATCTTTAAGGGTGCTGATACCGGCGACATTTTGTTTGCTAATGCAGATGGCTCGCAGAAAAGTCGAGTGTGGTATAGCGGCTCTGGATTGACATTCTCCTCAACGACGTCGACCTCTCCGACCGCTGCCGGCTCGATGCAGCTTACATCGGCAGGCCTCACGGTCGGCGGAAACCTGGTGTATCACGCTGGCAACAAGCCTACGGCCTCTGATGTTGGGGCAGTAGCCAAGAGTGGCGACACCATGACTGGCCCGCTTACCATTGACGTTGATAGCGCATCAACTAGATTCCTTTCTGCGGTCAATGAGACTGATGGCTGGACGTGGATGCAGATGGGCAAATCCGCCACTGCAAACCAAGGTCACTTTGCATGGAACACGCAGTCCTATGATGGTCATCCGGCGAATGCGTTCCACTTCCGTCCGACTGGCGGCCCGACCGTCATGTCTGCCGCAAAAGGCGTCGTAACCATCTACAAGGATGCGGTTCTCGACTTCCAAGGTAACTCAACCTGGGGAGGTAAACTGCGCGTCGGTGGTAACGGCAGAACGGCGTCAAATGATGGCGTTACGGCTTCTGTTGTAACAACGAATGGCAACTTGCATCTTGATGCCGCAAGCGGCGATAGAGCTGTTTATCTGAGTTATTACGCCGGCTCTTCCGGCGTCAAGTTCGGCAATGGTGCTGGCTCTATAGTCGGCTCCGTCGATAACGCCGGCAACATGTCGATGAACGGCACTATTACTGCCCCGACGTTCTCTGGGAATCTTGCCGGCAACGCTGACTCTGCGACTTCTGCGACTTCTGCGACCTATTTGAGAAACGTGGGTAATGTGTCCCCAGAAGCAGACGCAACTCGTGGCCCCGAAAGCGTCCTGCAGCTCAGAAACGTCTACAACAATGGGTATCCAACTACCTATGGCACTCTTCTCCATCTCGGCGGCGGCGGCCAGGGTCAGATTTTGATTGGATGGTCAGGGGTTTCTGGTGCATCGGTGCCCGTTTATGTCAGATCGAAGCGCGACACCGGTAGCGCAAGCTGGTCTGAATGGCAGCAGCTCTACAGCACCTTGCATAAGCCAACGCCTGCGGAAATTGGGGCAATGGCCGACGGCGGCTCATACGGAACAGTGACGTTCGATAACTGGGTCAGAACGACCGGAAACACCGGCTGGTATAACGCGACTCACGGCGGCGGCATGTATATGGCCGACTCTACCTGGGTACGAACTTCTCACCAGAAGAAGTTCTATGTCGAGAATACTGGATTTGACGCGATCTATACGGCTGGCGGAATTAAGGCTGAGTCGGGGATCACAATTGGGAACGCCTCTACCGGCCGCAAGGGGATCCAGGGGTTAATCGCTGATAACGACTACTGGGCTATATTCGGCGCTGCTGATGCAACTAATGCCGGCCGTCTAATTATCGGAACAGGTGATGACGGCACTGAGCCGATAGCTGTCGCTCAGTATAGCGGGGCTCCGTTAACTGGAACCCCAGTAAGAACCGCGTATCTGCTTGATAGCAACGGTAATACGTCGTTCCCTGGTGTTGTCTCAGCCAACACGTTCAACGGCTCACTGAATGGCAATGCTACCAGTGCTACCAGCGCTACCAGTGCGGGGAGTGCTACCGTCGCGACATATCTAAACGGCGGCGCATCATCCACTGGCGTCACCAACATTGCCTCTCGCGTCAACTCAGGCTTCTTCGAGTGCTCCGCCCCTACGACGGCGAACGGTTGGCCTGTGTCTGGCAGCTGGTATCACATGATGGCCTCCACCCACAGCAACGGCGCTAACTACTTCTCCATGCAGTTCGCCGCTGACTTCTACAACTCCAACAACCTGTTCTTCCGCTGCACCAACGGTAACGGCGCGACCGGTTGGAACAGAGTTTGGCATGGCGGCAACTTCAATCCAGACACCAAGTTGGACAACAACGGTTCGGGCGGGACTTTGACGCTCAGTAATTGGTTCCGCAGCACAGGGGCCACTGGTTGGTACAACGAAACCTACCAGGGCGGCATCTACATGGAGGATGCAACCTACGTTCGCGTCTACAACGGCAAGAAGTTCCATGTCGCTAACGCAACAACGGATGCTATTTCAACAGCCGGCGGCGTAACTGCAACTGGTCGCGTGTATGCCGGGACAACGGTAACGGGGGCATCCGGGGTCTTTGACGGCTCGGCTCGCGTTTACAGCGCGAACAACAAGGTTCCGACCTCCAGTATCGAGTGTACTGGGCTGTCAATTGAGGGGAACCCTTACGGGTTTTTAACCACAGGCGGCTCAGGGGCTCCTACGTTCACTTACGCATCCAGCATTCCGACCATATTCGCCAACTATCAATCTCTCGACGGGAGCAGCAAGCCAAACGTTGGGTGTATTGCAATTGTGAACAGAATCACTCCGGCTTATACGGCCGCCGCTGCCGTCGCATTTGGCGGATCAATAGCAGGCTCGGTTCTAAGCATCCCAAATTTAGGCACACTCACCGGGACGTGGAAGTTACTGGGCGCCCTGCCGGCCATACCGGGCGGCACGCAATCATCGACCACATCGGCTTCTGTTCTGGCCATTCGCATCGCATAAGGAGTTCAAATGAAAGTTGAGAAGGTATTTACCGCTCGGTGGGCCGATGAGGCCCACACAATGATTGATGTGACGGTTAAGTTTGAGGAGATGGCTGAGGTCATCCCCTTTACGGCTGTCAACTACGACCAAGAGGATCATGTTCGCGATGTGTGGAACATAGCAGCAGCGATGCCTCCAGAGCCGTTCGTTGGGGTTGATGTGCCGGATGCTGTTCTGCTTCAGGATAAGATCGCGGAGATTAACCAGTGGCGAGATCGCGAGCGAGAATCCGGCTTTGTTGAGTACAAGGGCAAGCGATACGACCGAGACTCAACAGCTCGGGACAATATTCTTGGCGTTCTGACGTCCGGGGTAATGCCGGTGCCGTTCTGGACGACCTATGACAACGAGGACGAGCCGGCAACGCTGGATGACTTGAAGCAGATCTACAACTTGATTATCGAGGCTGGCGGCGCCATCCATTTCCGCCAGCGTCAGATGAAAAACGAGGTGGCGTCTCTGACTGGCGCTGCTTTGGCCAACTATGTAGTGGGATGGGGGAACCAAGAGTGAAGAAAGAGAATGTAACGCGGTATTTGTTTCGCATCGCCATCGCCATCGATCAGCTCGGCAACACGCTGCTTGGTGGTCGGCCGGACGAAACAATCTCGGGTAATGTTGGTTACAACGCCATGCAGGGTAAGCGCTGGGCGCTCTGGGCAGAGAAGGTGATTAACTTCATCATGCGCAGCCCGACGCACTGCAGAGACAGCATCGAGTATGACGAGCGTAAACAACCCCTGAGAGACGCTTGGTAAGCGCCAAGCGATGTAATTGATGTGAGCGACAAGATCGAAATGAGGCGGTCTTGTCGCTTCATTATTAAGTGGATACTGAACGCTGGCGACAATATAATTTCCACAAGTTCAACTTCCACATTCGCAAAGAGGAAATATGAATCAGTGGTTGAAGGATATGAATACGGTAGTGACCGGGCTTCTCACGGCTGCCATTCTTGCTTTGGCCAGTTTCGTGTTTGAGGCTAACACCAGGATTGCGGTTCTCGAATCGCACGCCGCCAGTCAAGACGCGACTGCTAACGAGAACCGCGAAAACTTCCGCAAACTCAACGAATCAATCGCCCGCCTAAACACCATACTCACCGTACTGAACGACCGGCTGGCCCGGGATGGCAAATCTGTCTCGATGCCGAACTCTGTCACGGTCGAGTAAGTGTAGACGGCCCGGTGTTCTTGCTGGGCCGTTTGTTTTTCCGAGCGCATCAGGTTCCGAGGGTTTCCCTTCTCGACTACCAATAATCACTTTTGCGCGTCTCTTCTATAAAAAGTAAACTCATAAAAACAAGTAAGTATTTAGTTAAGCGAGCGCCTAAAGTTATGATGCTGAACACCTACGTCGGCTCCGATCTGAGCGAGCTGGACTGTGAATTTATCGCGCTGGAGCGGGTCAGCCAAAGCCTGCTGGCCAAGGAGCGCGACCTCGTTAAGACAGCCTGGTTCGACTACCGGCTGATGCACCCAACCAAGCGCACCTACCTCTTCGCTCACTACTACGAAGAGGCCTTCCGGTACATGATTCGGCTGCATGTCGACTATGAGCAGGTTGAAGGCGAGTCGCCGCGCAGCTATCTGCCAAAGCATGACCCTCTTGGGAAGCCAAAGTCTGTACTGCTGAAAGACGAGAAGGCCGGCACCAACAGCGCGTTCAGAACCACAACTTGTATCTGGAAGGCCAGACAGAGTGCCGACCTGCTGGGAATGCCCTATGACGTGTTCTGCATGTCCGGCATGAAGGCCGCAATAGGCCGGATCTGGCAGCGCATCCCGAGCCCTTCTCAGCTCTACTCCGAGAACATCCTCAATCAAATCATCGACCGCTGGGAAATCCTGCTCAACGAGCGCATCTACGCCGCTTCTGACGAGTTCTACACGCTGCCCAAGTGGGTTGGCCATCCTTCACAACAGGAACACGCAGACTGGCTATGCAAGCAGATAGCGATGCGCTCGGCCCCTGAGTACGCGCTCATGGAGTACGCCTTCAAGAAGCACATGATCCCGCCTCAAATGGCTCGCTCTTATTTCAGCGACTCGGTAATTTCTAGTGCCACACGATTAAGTAAATATTTACTGTAGCACCCCGACAGAAACGCAGATATGATGCGCTTATATTAAGTAAACGCTGAACATCAGGAGACAACATGCAAGAGCGTAACTATGACCGTCGAGTTCAACATGGCTACTCACATCAAGGCGGCCAGCTGCATCTGAACAAGCAAAACAAGCCAGGTAAACCGAAGCCGAAGCGTCAGCTCGATTCCCACGAGTACACGCTGCTGTCATCCCGTCGCGATGGCAAAGAGATTGTCATCGACATGATGAACGGCCGGAAACTGTGTGGCGTCGTGACTGACATTGATCGTTTTGCCTTCTCAATTCGCTCAGGCGACGCCGTAGAGGTCATTTTCAAACACGCAGTCGCATCCTTCCGTATCGCAGCATAACGGGGTGAGTCATGACCGAAATCGCTGAAATCGAAGCTCCAGAGGTGAAGTTCGTCGACTTCGACGAAGATTTTCAGCTCAAGCTGGTAGCGCTGCAGGTCAGGAGTGACATTTTCGCCAGACGAACCGAGGGGCTTATCAAGCCTGAATACTTCGAGAGCCGCGCAGATGCGGCTCTCGCTAGTTTGGCGATTGCTCATTTTGACCGTTACAAGCAGGCGCCGAAGGAAGCGTCTGTGTTGGTAGCTGCACTCAAGGAGGCCATGAAGCGCGGGACGATTCGCGACGATATGATCGATGACGTCAAAGATCGGATCCGCACCGTGTTCTCCCCAGGAATGGATGTTGTGTCGTGCGTCGACTTTGCGGTCGATCAAGTCAGCATCTTCGCTCGGCACCAAGCAATCACTGCGGCCATGCTGCAGGCTTTCGACCACCTTGAGAAGCACAACACCGTCAAGGTTCAGGAGTTGCTTGAGAAGGCATTCAAGGTCGGGGCTCGGCCAGATTCCGCGCCATACGACTATTGGGCCGAAGCCGAAACCCGAACCGAGTACCGTCGCGCTGTGAAGTCTGGCGAGATTAAGCCGAACGGCATCAGCACCGGTATTCCGGCTATCGACAAGCTGCTGTTCCATCGTGGCTGGGGTATCAAGGAGCTGACCGTGTTCATGGCCGGCGCCAAGAAGGGTAAATCATTCACCCTTTGGGACTTCGCCAAGCTGGCCTCGCTCCAGGGTAAAAACGTCCTCGGCATCACCCTAGAAGTGAGCAAGGACGTTCTTTCCACTCGTCTTGACGCCTCCGTATCGGACGTGCCGATTGATGAAATCGACGGCTCGATATTTACCGTTCTCGATGCGATCCGCAGCGCCAGAGATCGCCGGTTGCCCGGCAAGTTCATTCTGCACGAATACCCGTCCGGCACTTTCCGGCCGATGGATCTGCAAAACCTGATCGACCAGTACAAGTCTGACGGCGTGAAGTTCGACGTCATCGTGATCGACTACCTCGACATTATGGCGCCGAACCGCTGGGTCAATGACCCGCAGGAAAACAGCCGAACCATCTGGGTCGACTGTCGCGGTATTGCTCAGACCGAAGAGGTTGCAATGCTGTCGGCCACTCAGACGAACCGTGAGGGTCACAAGTCCGTCACGGCCAAGGCTGAACACGCTGCCGAGGACTTCAACAAGATCAGAACGGCCGACCTGGTGATCTCCATCAACGCCACCGAAGAGGAGATGGCCAAGGGTGAGGCTCGGATGTTCTTCGCTGCTTCTCGTAACCAGAAGGGCGAGTTTGCCGTCCGCATTCGTCGCGATCTGTCTCGTGGCCATGCGGTCAAGGAAGTCATTGGGTTTGAGTAGAGGTGATTATGGTTGTCACAAACGAAATGCGCAGCGCATGGGCGGAACACGCGCTCAACGTCTTCACGGAAGAGACCTACTACGGTCGTTCACCTGAGCAGCTTACTCCAGACGACCGAGAGGACGCGGTGGCAGATCTGATCTGCGACTTGCTGCATTACGCCCACAGCCAGGGCTTCAACTGCGACGACATTGTGCGGCGAAGCGCTGCTCTGTTCAAAGAGGAAGTGGAGGACGAGCTCAATGGGCTTTGACACGAAGAACTTTGGCCGCGTCGTGGTTTGTTACAGCGTGGCCATGCTGATTCTGGTCAGTCTTGGCCTATGGAAATTGGCCGAGCTGTTCGCCTCGATGATTGAACTGATTACGAAATAGGGGCGAAAGCCCCTTTTACTGCTGAACACTGAACGCCATGAGACATAAGACAGAAGACGATCTCTCCGAGATCTTGGAATACATCGATCCAGAGCTGTTCCTTGAGTATGAAGGGGTTAAATACAAGCGCACCTTCGGCTCGTCCGGCCAGCAACTCAACATCAAAACGTGCCCGCGCTGCGGTGGCTCCGACTGGAAGGTCTATCTGAATGCCGAAACAGGCCTCGGCAATTGCTTCCACGGCGCCTGCTCCGGCGAGCCAGGCTTCAACATCTTCTCGTTCGCCAGAAATCTATGGGGCGAGGACGCCAAGGAGACCATTCGCAAGCTCAAGAGCTACGCCCGGGATCAGGGCTGGGTGGCCAAAAAGGTCATCGCCGTCGAAATCAACGAAGTCACCGATTTCGATCTGCCTGAGAGCATCGAGCTCCCTCATGAGGGCCGTAATCTCAAGTACCTTGCCGACCGCGGCGTGAACGGCGCCATGGCCTCCTACTTCCACTTGCGCTACTGCAGCGAAGGCTCCTACATCTACGTCGATCAGGAAGGTAAGCGCCTGTGGCAGAGCTACAACAAGCGCATCATCATCCCGATCTACGACCTCGACGGCAACATGGTCACGTTCCAGGGCCGGTACATCGGCACCGAGTCGTCTAGGAAGTACCTCTTCCCGCCCGGGCTCCCTGGCTCTGGGCGATTCCTCTACAACGGTCAGAACGTCATTGGCTGTGAGGAGATTGTCATCGGTGAAGGTGCGTTCGACGTGATCGCCACCAAGATCGCCATGGACTCCGATGTGTCGCTTCGCGGGATTGGCCAAGTCGGCACCTTCGGGAAACACCTCAGTCATGGCCAACACAACGGCGAAGACCAGCTCGGCGCTCTGCTCAAGCTCAAGGAGAAGGGGCTAAAGCGCGTCGTCTTCATGTGGGACGGCGAAGTCTCCGCAATCAGGGACGCAATCTCCGCGGCAAAGCTGGTCAAGTCGGTCGGTCTGCAGTCAAGGGTCGCTCTTCTTCCAAACAACAAAGACCCCAACGAGGTGCCCGCTTCTGTCGTTCTCAATGCGTACCGCAATGCGTATGACGCTTCTGATTCACGCTTGATCAAGGAGCTCATGCTTCGCGCAAGGGCGAATCAGAGATAGCCCTTCGAGCATCTTTTAAGATCGCATCAGCTGAACAAGAAGAGGTTGCCATGTTTTTAGTTGAGATTTCAGCGCTGGGTACGCGCTTTGAGAACAGCTACGACCACGTTTTCAAAATCTTGGCCACCAAGGGCTCGAAGGTGATCGGGTGTGCTGGCTACAAGAGCGAATACAAGGGTCAAACCACCATCGCCATAAGCGAGTCGGAGACCGAAGCCGAGTACACAGCGGCCCAAGAGAAAGTTTTCGGATCGATTTTTGGCAAAGGCTGGGCAGACCCGGGCCGCAACATCCTGATCACCGCCAGATTCACAGCGTCCTCTGTTGCAGAGGTTGCCACCAAGACCATTCAAGAGGGCTGCTCGTTCAGCTCTAAGGTGATTTCGTCTGCTGCGGCCAAGCTCGTTGCCGAGTTTATTGACGAGGAGCACCAGGAGGATGGCGAGCCGGCTCAGGCTGATGAAGAAGAGTTTGCCCCCATTGAGGAGTCTGAGCGTCTGGCCATGTTGCGCAGAGCCCGCGAGACCATCGAGCGGAGACACGACGCAATGGCTATGAACGCGATGCTCGGCGTTTCAGAGAAGCCTCTCGATGTGGATGAACTACTGGAGGTCATCGAGAGCCAGGCAGACAGCGAGATTGACGGGCTGTTGGAGCTTGAGCAAGAGCAGGAGAGAGCCCGCAGGCAGTCTATGCGCTGGGGCATGTTTTAAGAGGAGCTGAACATGACGGCAACGGTTGAGGTTTTTGGAGACATATTGCGCGACAGCACCAACGAGTCGAAGCGCAACTATGTGAACTTGCAGATCGTGGTCAAGGACGACGGGCGGTTCGTGATGGCCTATCACCTCACGAATTACGCCCCGAACGCAGCCACATTGCTGCATCGACTGACGATCAAGTCCTACACGTCCCTGACTGAATGTGATCGGGCCTACACCGAAAAGCGAATGGCCAAGTTGGGCAAGGACAGAGTCGTTTTCAAGACGGTTTCCAAGAAGTACGAGGGCACCGAGGAGAGCTTGAAGGAAATGTCCGACATGCTCAGTGACATTCACTTCAAGGTGGAGATCAAGAAGGCCCGGGCATTCTGCAAGGGGATCATGTCGCGCATCGAGGCGTCAAAGCCGAAACCTGAGCCAGAGCCAGAGCCGATCACTTCTTATCTCCACCCAGACGATGAAGAAGAGGAGAGCTTTTTTGACGACCACGACGACCCGGAGAGCTCGCCTCCTTCCATGACAGAAGACGATTTGGTCGAAAAGGAAAGGGCTTCGTCACTTGGCAAATCGACGTCGGCTAAGAATGCCGGCTGGGGACTTTTTTAACGACCTAACCGGTCAGTAAATGCTTACTGAGGATACTGAACATGAAACCTGTAACCATTGAAGTGCTGCCCGCAGAGGCCAGCAAATCAGGCCGCAACGCCTTTTATCACTCATGCCCGCTGCTGAACCGTCGCGCGTCATACGCCGTCTGTCTGCACACCATCGACGCCGCCCAAGAAGGGCGCCTGCCGGAGAGCTGCGAGTGTGGCCCGCACATTGGCCGCAAGCTCTGTGATGCCTTGAAGATGCGTGAGCAGGAGGCCGCTGCAGGTCGAGCTCTCTTCTTCCAGGAGCGAGTATTCCCGTCACTGGTAGAAGACAGAGCCATCAAGAAACTCAACCCAGATGCCAAAGAAGAAATCCTTGGCCCGTCACGCCCGCACGACCGTTCATACATGCGCGGTTGGAATATGGCCGGAGGCTCAAAGCCAGCGACGCCATCCAAGAAGTCTGTCGCGAAGGAGCTCAACAAGTCAGCCAGCGACCGGCTGTTCGGCTCCAAGTCGGCCACTCTGGCCGATACGGTCAACTCGTTGGCCAAGGAGGAGCTGGTCGCCAAGCCAGCGCCAGAAGCCGCACCTTCATCGCCGAAAAAGGACGAGCCTCGCCCACTCATGCAGTACGTCGCCAAGCTGATCCGCAAGGGCGACAAGGAGCTCTGGCGCAAGGAAATGTCGGCAATTATCCGCAAGTTCAAGTTTGACCAAGACACGCAGAAACGCCTGGTTGCAGCCGCAACGACGCTGGCGAAGTCATCACACCCACTCAACAACGCATTTGTCCCAGAATCACGATAGGAGGCGACATGGACAAGATCATCAATATGCTGAATGAGATTTCAGAGGTAAGCGGCAACGCCAAGCGCCCGGTTCTGGCCGAGGCAATGGGCGATGCCGACTTCTCCTGGGTGATTAAGCAGGCTCTCGATCCTGCTATCACCTTCGGCGTCGGCAAGAAGACGATCAAGATGATCGAAAAGAGCGTCAAGGAGAGCGGCGCAGAAGAAATCACGCTCTCCGGTTTGCGTCAGATCACCGACGGCCTCGCTACCCGTCAGCTGACCGGCTCCAAGGCGATTGATGCGCTCAGAGAGGCGAAGAAGCTCTACTCGGCAAACAGCTGGGATCTGATCCGGCGCATCGCGCTCAAGGATCCGCGGGCCGGCTTCACCGCGAAGACCGTCAACGAGGTCGTCAAAGACTTTATCGACGTGTTCGAGGTGAATCTCGCGCACCCGTACAGCGTCAAGAAAGTGAAAAAGTGGCCTGTGGCCATCGAGCTCAAGCATGACGGCGTTCGCACCATCGCCTTCGTTGACTTGGGCGCCGGCACTGCAATCTTCCTGTCTCGCACCGGCAAAGAGTTCAAGGCGTTTCAGACTATGAGCGCCGACGTGGTTGAGTTTGTAAAAGCCGGTCTGCGGATCGAAAGCGGTCGCATCGTTCTCGATGGTGAAGTGATCACTGGTGACTTCCTCAAGACCGTATCCGAAGTGCGTCGTACCAACTTCGACGCAGTCGACGCTGAGTACCACGTCTTCGAGTTCATGACCGAGCAGGAGTTTTTGAACGGTTGCCCGCTGCAGGAAGAGCGTCGTCGTGGCCGTCTTGAAGCGCTGTTCCGTCGTGCAACCGAAACCCTGGGCGAAGAGCGCATGGCCACTACGTCGGTCAAGCTGATCGAGCAGGAGTTGGCGCACTCTGACGCAGAGGTTAAGGCCAAGTTCAAAGAGAAGTTCGACCTCGGCTTTGAAGGCATCATCGTCAAGCCGCTTTATGGTCTGTATGAGCGTCGCCGCACCTACGGCTACATGAAGATCAAGGACGAGGTCGACACGGCCGGCGACATTGATCTGCTGATCACCGGGGTTTATGAGGGCGACGGCAAGTATCAGGGTATGGCTGGCGGCGTCATCGTCGACTTCAACGGCGTCCCGGTTCGTGTGGGTGGCGGCTGGAGTGATCGTCAACGCGCAGAAATCTGGGCCGATCATACCAACACGGTCGTCGAGTACACCTATCGCTCTTGGGAAGAAGAGCTGGACGAAATGATCACTGTAACCGAGAAGGTTAAGCCGTCCGGCCAGAGCGTTATTGGCCGTCTGATTGAGGTCAAATATCACGAAATCACACCAGACGGCTCAATGCGTCACCCACGCTTCGCTCGCTTCCGCGACCTACTGGAGAAGGGAGAAAAAGTGTAGCAAGGTTCCAATTTTCCTTGCTTCAAAGGAAGGCGCCTTTGTAGGCGCCTTTCCTTTTTTATTGCTTTGGTACATCCTATTCGCGTACCTGTTCTGGAATGTCGAAATGATTACCGTAGCTGACCTGTGCGGGAAGAATAACTTCCCACGCGAACTGGATTCGTTCGCTATTTGGGACATGTGGGCCGACAACGTCGCCCCTATCCATCTTCAATCGCTCTACTTTAGAGCCAAGCTCAGAACGTCACACCTCATTGCGAAGTCTGCTGTTGACACTATCGCCCGCGATATATCCAACGCTAACTTCGAGGGCTTCGTTCACAACGACCGTCTGAATAACTTCTCCATTGCTGACTCACCGATGCTGATTGGCGATCTCAAGGAAGGGCTGCTCAAGCTGGACGTCGAGGAGAGAAGGTGCGTCTTCTTCGCCCTGATCATGGGGTGGAGTATCCATCGCGTTCTCGAATTGACATGGCCAGAGGTGAAGTCGCTCAAGGGGGTGATTTCGGATGCCGGCTGGGACGTGCTTGATTCTTTGCCTCGCCACTTCAAGAACGAGCTGGTCTTCTGGCGCAATGTCGACGGTGCGGCCCTCCCGCTCGTTGACCTGGAGTTCAAAACGGAGATGGCCTTTGGCTGCTCCTATGACAATTTACGCAGCCGCTTCGCGTCGATGGTGTTCTTAGACCCGGAACTGGCCGCTCAGGAAGTGAAACAACACTTTGGGGTTATCGACTGATGAAGAAAGGGAAGATCGTCACGCTGGCGACGCAGAAAGGCGGCACCGGCAAATCAACGCTCTGCCTGTCCATAGGACACGCATTGCACAAGCATTTCGGCGTGAAGGTGGCCATCGTCGACTCCGACGAGCAGGCGTCAGCGCTGAGCTTTTACGGGCAGCGTCGCATCACCGCTAACGAGCCCGAGCTTGAGGGCTTCGACATGAGCTTCCCAGAGGTGGCCAAGCTGACCTCTTCCGGCCCATATCGCAAGCAGCTGGAGCGCATCACGGAGTTCTACGACGTTGTCCTGGTCGACACCAAGGGCGAGTTCCAGCAGTTCCAGCTCGATCTGATCCGCATGTCAGATTACGTCCTGTCACCGGTTCAGGCCTCAGAGTTCGACCTTGAGCCGACCAAGCTGGTTCGCGACGCGGTAGAGCATGAGAACACCCAGCGCGATGAAGACGAGCAGCTTGGGCTGTCCTACATCATGAGCAAGGTAAACCCACAGGCCAACTCGACCAGACATATTGCCCGTTTGATCTCAGATATGGACTGCAACGTAATGACCGGCTCCTTGAAGAATGCCGACGTTGTTTCAGCCGTTTCTGGTTTGGGGTTCACGCTGATCGATGCCGCCTCAAATACTCAACTGTGCAATCAGGTTGTAAATAAGCGCCGTGGAGCCGGAGAACGCGCCTCATTTGACCGCGATCAGGTCATAGAAATGGCAAATTCAATTCAACTTATCGCCAAAGAATTACTGGAGAAGCTGCAATGAATAACGAAGGTATGAGCCTGGACAATCTGCTCACAACAACTGCCGAAGAGCACAAAGAGACTCCTGCTGAGCCGCCAGTAATCATGGGCAAGCGTCAAGCTGCTGCAGTACCAATGGCGCCATTAAACGCAGACATTCCGGCCGACTTGATGCGCGACCTGAAAATGATCTCCGTCTACTCCAATCGCAAGATAAAAGAGATCGTTACCGAAGAGCTGACTCGCTACGTCAAAAAGGCGAAAAAGAAAATGATGGAAGAGATGGGTCAGTAAAATACTGTAAACGGAACCTTAACGATCAGTAAAAGCTGACTTATTTAACAATTTTTTAATTGAAAAATACCACCTATATGGGAATACTTGATTCAGTAAAGTTTTACTGTATTCTGAAATCGAGTACTCGATAGAGTCTTCGTGCTCCATGATGTGCAGATTGTGGAGCCAAAGTAAGCCTTATAGGGCGTACCAATGTTCTCCTACGATTAGTAGGTTTTGCTGGAGTATAACAATGTCAACTTTGAATGATCTGGCCCCTCGAGTGCCTGATGAAATCCCTACCATCAGTGAATTGATCGAAAAAGGCCTCGCAAAGTATCCCGATAAGAGCCAGGCAGAGATCGCTAGAGAAATGGGGTTTTCTGCTAACCAGACTTCAATGTTGTCCATGATTAAGAAGGGCACCTCTCGCCTGAAAATCTCTCGTGTGCCGCGTATGGTGCGCGTTCTGGGCCTTGAGCCCGTAGAGGGGTTAGCCGCTTATCTAAAGGACAGAACCGAGGATGACCCAGAAGCCTGGGCCTTCATCAGCTACGTTTTAAACGGTACTCACGATGCCCGCGAGTCGCAGTTCCTCAAGGTTCTGCGTCAGGTAGAGGCAGAGCGCCATGAGCGCCTTGAGCTGACACCGGAGAAGGCTGCTCGATTGAAGGAGTTTATCGCCGAGCAATTGTTCATTTAAGCCAACACTTAATCGGTTTGCATCTTTAAGCCCCTTTTCATGTTCGCTATCATTCAGTAATAGCTGAACACTGAACAGGGGTTTAAATTTCATGAGCGAACATGTTGGCATCAACACGCCAGTATCAATCATTCGTCAGGCCATCGGCTCTGTAACTCAGATCCTCTCCGGCCAAAACATTCGCGTTTATCAGCGTGGTCTTGAGGCCCGCGTCGAGTATGACGAGCGCACCGGTCGCGCTAACTGTGTCGTTCTCCCTTACCTGCCAGATGATGCCAGCGAAGATCTGATCTTGGCTGTTCAGGGCTTCCTCGATCATGAGGTCGGCCATCTGTTGTTTACCGATAACTCAGCGCTCATGGACATTGGCCACGATAGCGAATGGCTGATGATGCAGAACTACCTGGAAGACCCTTTCGTCGAGAAGATGATGCAGGGCAAGTTCCAGGGATCCAAGCGCACAATCTCCCTGCTGCACGACTTCTTTATCGCCCGGACAATCGATCCGGCCTTCAAGAAGCTCACCTCAGAGTCGAGCCCCCTTCAATCATTTGGTGTTCTGCTGCCGTGCATCACTCGCGCCTGGCATGGTATGCCGAAGTTCCAGGAGTACATGCGCGACAAGTGGGATCTCGTTAAGCCAATCATCGACAAGCTGCCGGCCGACACCGAAGAGCGTGTTGCGGCAGTCAAATGCACCCGAGACAACATCCAGCTGGCCAGAGATCTGCTCGACGCCATCATGTACGTCCCGCCAATAGAAGACTTCGATGACAAGGATGCCGATGACAGTGACGAGAAGGCTCCGGCCAGCGTCGAGGAGTCAGAGGGCAGCAGCTCAAAAGGAATGACCGATCTAAGCGGCGATAGAGCTCATGCCGAAACAGGGCTGGCTGATGAAGAGGGTGACGAGGAGGAAGAGTCGCCACATATCGAGGATGAAGAGGACGACGAAGATCTGGATGCGCCTGACATGCCAGAAATGCCAGAGGATTCCGAGGAGCCAGAGTCATCATTGTCCGAGCCTGCTTTCGATGACGAAGAGGGCGACGAAAGGGACGATGAAGAGCCTGCAGATGACGAAGTCGAATCGCCGGAAATGCCCGAAATAGAACCTTCCGAAGAGGGTGAAGATGACGGCGAAGGTGACGATGAAGACGAGGGCATCGAGGACATAGACGGCGAAGGCGACGGCGAAGGAGAAGACGGCGAAGGCGGTGGCAAAACAGGCTCAGGCTTTGGCGACGATGAAGAGCCGGAGCACGAGGAGGGCATCGACAAGAAGATGGGCCGTGAAGAGGGTGACTCAGTGGAGGAGTCCGAGGCAGAGTCAGAGTCGGAAGGCGAATCAGAGGAGAAAGCTGAGGACGTCTGGGTGCCAGAGGATGACGAAAAGCTGAGTGACTACACACCTGGCGACGTCGAAGAAATGCTGGGCCGCGAAATATCCAGCATGGGTAAGGATGCTGCCGAGTCTGCAGATTACCTTATCTATTCTACCGACTTTGACATCATAGAGCCGTTCAAGACGGCCCAGCTGGAAAGGAAGGCCGAGAGCGGGTCGAGAAAAATCCGATCACTCATAGATGGGCTCATAGGCCCGATGCAAAACTCCCTGCAGCGAGCGCTGGTGTCGAGGAACAAGTCATTCTGGCGAACGATGCAATACTCCGGCCGGCTCAATGCGTCGTCGCTCGCTAGGCTCGCAGTGGGGGACACCCGGGTGTTCCGTCGAAGGGAGGAAACCAGAAGCAAAAGCTATGACGTCACGCTTCTGATTGACGCCTCCGGCTCGATGAATCACTCAGCTGGCCGAGGGTCGTTGACACGGTTCCAGACCGCGATGGTCGCGGCTTATGGCCTTGGCGAGACGCTGCATCGAATAGGGGTCAATTTCGAGATCCTGGGGTTCACCACGAAGGGGCACACCTCAGCATGGAGTGACGAATGTCGACGCGCGGAGAGGAAGCATGGTGTGAGGTTCGGGCGAATAGATTGGATCTACATGCCGATCTTCAAGTCGTTCGATGAACGGTGGACGCCGACAACCATGAATCGGATAGCGGCAGCATTTGCTGACGGCTCATTCCTTCGCGAGAACGTCGACGGCGAGTGCGTTCAGATCGCCGCGCAACGCCTCATGAGTCAGAAGTCGGAGGGCAAGCTGCTGATCGTTCTGTCTGATGGGTCGCCGGCTTGCTGCAGCTCAAATTACGCCAGTCTGAATAGACACCTGCGCCGCTCTGTTCAGGTCGCTGAACGCTCAGGGATCAAGGTGGTTGGCGTGGGCGTGGACACGGATGTTGTCCGGTCGTTCTACGACGACTATATCGTTCTGAATGACGTCACCAAGCTGCCAACAGAAGTTGTGGATCAGCTGCAGCGCGTCCTTCTCTCTTAAAAGCCGGTCATAGGGGGCGTCGTTCGCCCCCTATGGTCAGTAAACATTTATTGTTTTTACCCCTGCAGACTTAAAATATAATGCATTCAGCAATGAAGCTGCATAGTGCCAAACAGACTGAACAGAGGACAAAATGACTACAGAAGCTACCTATATCCCGACCGCTGACGACAAGATCAAGTGTGAGATTTGCGGAGCCAGCGTTCACGCCATCGCTCTTCACCTGAAAGAGCACCACAAGGACGTCACCATTGAGCAGTACGAGGCGACCTACAAAGACGCCCCGCTCATGAGCCCCTATGCAGCGCATTTGCTGGTAGAGCGCCGCAAGCAGAAAGATGCCCTGTCATCTGCTGCCGCTATCAGCGCCGTTGAAACGAAGATCGTTGAGACCGCCATCAAGCCACTCTATGAAGTGTTCGGTCTTGGCAAGAAGTGCAAGGCTGCATTCCGCGAGCGTGACGGTGAGCCGCTGATGGTTGAAGTGTCCGGCTCAACTGAGTGGGACATGCAGATCCCGGAAGTCGACGAGTGCTATTTCTTCGACGTCGAGGTGTTGAAGAACATGCTCATGGGCATCGCTCTGAACATCCCGACCTATCTGTGGGGCCACTCAGGAACCGGTAAGTCGTCCATGTTCGAGCAGATCTGCGCTCGCACTCGCCGCCCAATGATCCGTGTTCAGCACACAGGCTCAACAGAAGAGGCTCACATTGTTGGCCAGATGGCTGCCGATCCTGAGCGTGGCACCTTCTTCTCACCCGGGCCTCTGCCTATGGCCATGAAGTACGGTTGGGTTTATCTGGCCGACGAATACGACTTTGGCCACCCGCAGGTTATGGCTGTCTATCAGGCCGTGCTTGAGGGTAAGCCGCTGATCATCAAAGACGCCCCCGCTGATAGCGAATGGCGGATCGTTCACCCGCACCCGCACTTCCGCATCGTTGCAACCGGCAACACGAACGGCGCGGGCGATAGCTCTGGTCTGTACCTGGGCACCAACATCCAGAACGCTGCGAACTTCGAGCGCTTCGGTATCGTCGAGCAGTTGAAGTACATGCCGGCCAAGCAAGAGTCTCTGGCTATCGCCGCTCAGGCCAGTGTTGCCGCTGATGACGCCGAGAAGCTGGTGCGGTTCGCAAACATGGTTCGCGAGCACTTTGACGCCCGCAAGATTGGCGCAACGCTCGGCCCTCGTGTGCTGATCAACGCAGCCAAGACCGGCGTCGCTCGTGGCAGCTTCATGAAGGGTCTGCATCTGTCCTTCCTGAATCGACTGACGCCTGTGGACAAGGAAGTGTGTCTGCAGATCGCCGCCCGCGTTCTGGAAGCCTGATATGAGAAAGACGGCAATGGCCCCTCACTGCTGGGGCCAAGTCATCTGTTTCAGCGCGACGGCTAAGCAGTGTAAGGGCTGTTCGGATGGCAAGAGTTGCGCCATCCAGGTCAGAGACCGTCTCGCAGAGCTTGGCGCCCGGATAGACGTCACAACGCTGTTCCGCGCGAATCAGGCCTATCTCGACAAGATGGGCGTACCTCGGGTGTCAGTCTCGATGGATCTCAAAGGCCCGGCCGAGCTCGTCGGTCGGCCAGACGCCAAGTTCGAGGTCGAGGCTGACTTTAGCGGTCTGTCGCATCACGCCAGGCGGATCGCTTCGTCGGTCTACAGAGCTGGCATCGACATGAACAAAGACGCCAAGCAGGGCATCAATCAGTTCGCCGACATGCGGTTCCGACCAGAGTACATGGCCGGCGTTCAAAGCCTGCTGATTTCAAAACCAATCTTCACCCGCGACGACATGAAGCTGGCCATCTACAAGGTCAAGGAAATGTCGGGCCCGGTGCTGAACAACACATGCTCCTTCGTGCTGTCTGCTCTGCAGGCGCTCGATGTGATAACTACGGTAGGGGAAGGCACCTATGCACTTAAATAACACCCGATCCTGCTTCTCGATGGGACGGGCCATCACCCAGGTTACAGATCTCGTCCACAAGGCAGCGGAGCTTGGTTATAAAACTGTTTGTCTGACAGACGACGCAACCGTCTCGGGCATGACCGATCTGTTCAAGACGGCCAAGAGTATCGAGTCTGGTCTCAAGCCGGTCATCGGCATGTCGATCAAGGTGTTCGACAGGCCAACATATCGGCCGCCATCGAAGAGCAGCGGTGAGAAGGCACTGCCCAACAACTTCTGGGAGTGCCGGCTGTTCGTGAAGAACGAGGCGGGGCTCAAGGCGCTGTTCGCGCTGCTGACCATAGCCAGGTCAGAGGAATACTTCTACTACGAGCCGCGGATCGGCTTGCGCGAGCTGATCTCAGCCATGAACAGTGGCGGCCTGATTATGACGACAGGCGACTTTTACTCCCTGTTCTCGCATAAGCATCACGCGAAGATCTACAAAGTGCTGGCGCATCACGTTAAAGCGTCTGAGCGCGTCATAGAGCTCGTCCCAGTCAAAAGCGCATACTTTGATCGCGTCAATCGCATAGCAGCGCAAACAGCGAAAGAGAGCGATTCCCGCGTGATGATTGGCAGGCCGGTTCTGTACTCAGAAGACGGAATGGCCGACGCCCGGGACGTCATGAGTTACATCATTGGCCAGGGCAGCGCCGTGCATCCTTTGCGCAGCATCATGTTCAACCGTGACTTCCACATCTACACCCCTGCAGAGCTGCATCAACTGACTATCGACTGGCGCGAGCGTCTTTGCATCGATCTGCCCGATCAGACCGAGCAGATCTTTGCCGAGTGCGTCTATGTCTGGGAAAAGCAGGACATGTGCTTGCCGCAAATGGCAGAGGACGAGTTCGGCGAGTTGGTGAAGCTGTGCTCTGAGGGCTGGAAGAGTCGACTGCAGCGCGAGATCTTCGGCTACATGCCTCCGGCCGAGAAGCTGCCGGTGTACCGCGAACGCCTCAAGTACGAGCTGGGCGTCTTGAAGTCGATGAAGTTCGACCGCTACTTCCTGCTGATCCGCGACATTATCAACTGGTCGAAGGCGAACGGCATCATGGTTGGCCCAGCGCGGGGCTCTGCAGGCGGTTCACTCGTTGCGTTCCTGGTTGGCATCACCGACGTCGACCCGATCCGCTTCAACCTGATCTTCGAGCGCTTCCTCAACCCCGACCGTCTCGACTATCCAGACGTCGATACCGACTTCATGAGCTCTCGGCGTGGAGAGGTGATTGAGTACATCACCAAGACCTATGGTGAAGATCGCGTGGCCGGTATCAGCAACTACACGACGCTCGGGGCGGCCTCGGCCATTCGAGACGTGGCTCGTATTCATGATTTGCCGCAGGACGACTATCGCTGCACCAAGGTCATCGATCAGGGCATGAGTATCGAGGAGGCCAAGGAGCTGCCTGAAATCAAGCAGTACGCCGCCAAATACCCCATGCAGTTCGCGATCTCTGAGCAACTGGCCGGCTCGATGCGCTCGCTAGGTCGTCACGCGGCCGGTGTCGTTGTCGCGGGCGAACCTCTTGTTTCCAGAGCCGCCGTCGAGAAGCGCAACGGCGAGCAGACGGTCAACTGGGACAAGCAGGTCGTCGAGGAGTTTGGCCTTATCAAGCTCGATATTCTGGGCCTGTCCACGCTCGACATGATCTCTATCGCCAAGGAGAAAATCGAGAAGAACCACAAGATAAAGCTCGACCTCCTAAGTATCCCGCTCGACGACGAGAAAGTGTTAAGAGCGTTCGGTGAGGGCGCGACAGCCGGTGTCTTCCAGTTCGTCTCCCCAGGTATGAAGGGGCTACTGCGTGACTTGGCAGAAGGCGGTCGCTCACTGACGTTCGAGGACGTCTACGCGGCAACGGCGCTGTTCCGGCCCGGCCCGCTGCAGTCAGGCATGACCGAAGAGTATGTCCGAATCAAACAGGGGATCGTGAAGCCTCACTATCCGCATCCAAAGTTGGAAGACGCTCTGCGTGAGACGCGCGGCATCATCGTCTATCAGGAGCAGGTCATGCAGATCGCCCGGGATCTGTGCGGCTATACCATGGGCGAATCTGACAAGCTGCGTAAGGTGATGGGTAAAAAGTTGCCGGAGGAGATGGAGAAGCAGCGCGAACATTTCGTTCATGGCGCCGTTGAAACCTCCGGTGTGACTGAGGAGTTTGCCTCAGAGCTGTTCGACCAGATTGCCGAGTTCGCCGGCTACGGCTTCAACAAGAGTCACTCAGTCGCCTATACGTTGATCTCCTATCTGTGCATGTGGTTGAAGGTGAACTATCCGGCCGAGTTCTTCGCCGCCTCACTGTCTATCGCTAAAGAGGACGAACTGCCCTCCATCGTGAAGGACGCCGAGCAGCACAAGATCTACATCGTGCCGCCTTGTGTGAACCGGTCGTCGGAAACCTTCGAGATCGGCTATGACGCAATCCGCGAGCAGCACATCCTCTATGCCCCGTTCAACGCAGTGAAGGGCGTGTCAGAGCTAGGCGTGAAAGCGATCCTTGAGGCCCGGGAGAAGGCCGGAGGCTCTTTCAGGGACAAGGAGCACTTCATTGAGTGCGTTGACCGTCGACGCATCAATAAGCGCGTTCAGGAGACGCTGGATAAGGTCGGCGCCTTCGCCAAGATAGAGCTCGGCTCGCTCGACCCGCGGCACCCAGACCGCTTGCGCGACCAGAAGGAGCTGCTGCCCAATCTCATGCTGCGCAACGTCAAGGCGTCGCGCTGTATGCCGATTGAGGGCTATGTCGAAAGTCAGCTCCAGGTACTCAGCGACGACATGCGCAAGCTCTGCCAGGACGAGGAGGGTTGCTCAGTTGGCCCGCAACCCGCAGTGCCCAACTACGGCAAGAAGCCGAAGTTCATGTTCATCACCGACTGCGCGGCTCACAGCGAGGTGGAGTCAGGCCGGTTCGCCGAGGGCAAGTCGTTCAACTACACGCTGGCGGCGCTCAAGGAGGCAGGACTCAAGAAGTCTGACGGCTACTACACGGCGCTGGTCAAAACGAAGAAGGCCGACAAGCAGCTGACGTCGGACGAAATCGTTCGTTGGTCTCACTTCCTGGATGCAGAGCTGGAGCTGCTGCGACCGGCCATCATCGTTGCAGCTGGCGGGGCGATAGCGCGTCATCTGTGCCCGGACATTAAGGGCGGCTGGGAGGCGATTGCCGGTCAGGCCATCTACGACGTGAAGCGGGACTGCACCATCATCTTCGCCCCAAATCCGCAGATGGTTTACGCCAAGCCGGACGTTCAGACCGTTCTCGACAACATCATGTGTGAGGTTGCTGAAATGCTGACGTAGGCAGGGACGGGGCTCGTAATGAGCCCCCTTTCTGTCATTGAAATAATAAGCACAAGCGAGAGCAACTAAGGAGAAGTGATGGAAAAGCAGTATATGACCCTCGTCGTGGAGTACACCCCCATCGACGGCAAACCGGTCTACCCGAGTGCGTTTCTGAGCAACGAGCTGGACGCCAAGATGATCGGCTTTGCCCAGGGCAATCTGATTGAAGAGAACGACGGAATAATGGCGAACATGGCCCGCCTTGAGGGCGCCATCGAAACGCTCGATATTTGGGATGCCATCAATGAGGTGATTGAGGATGAGTAAAGCCCCGATCTGCGACTACTGCGGGAACCAGTCTGCTCTGGTCAGTAGCGCGGTGGTTTACGGTGGCCGTGACTTCGGCCCGATTTACCTCTGCCGGTGTCAGCCAGATCTTGCATACGTCGGCTGTCACAAGGGGACAACAAGACCACTCGGCCGCTTGGCCAACGGTGAGCTCAGAGAGTGGAAGAAACGCGCTCATGCGGCGTTTGATCCGATCTGGAAGCCTGGCTCTGACGTTTGGCTGATGAATCGCAGCCAGGCTTATTCCTGGCTTGCAATGAAGTTAGGCATCGACAAGAGTGAGTGCCACATTGGCATGTTTGACGTCGATATGTGCAAACGGGTCGTGGACATTTGCGGCACAAGAATCCTGGAGGAGTTAGGGAAATGAACGAAACCATCACGCTGGACGAGCTGGCAGACATTTACGCAGAGGATACGGCCGACTCCGGGAACCTTGCTGTTCGCACAGCCTCATTTCACTACTCAACGAAGAACCCGAGTGTCGAGCTAGGCGAAGTCAGTTGCCTGTCGGCATTCGCTGAGGTCGTCTTCGACATTATGACGGTGTCCAAGGAAGTTGGGATCAGCTTTGACGACGTCATGCTGATGGCCCAGCTCAAGATGCGAAACGCCGGCACGATGCCTAGTGCGGCGACCATTCAATAAGAACTGGAGGAACAATGACAGCTACAGCGATTTCTGAGCAGTCCATAGATGAACGTGTGACTGATGACGTTGAAAAGACTGAGGACGTCACGCTCGCAGAGAAGCGAAGCGAAGACAGCTTCTCCGTCGAGCAGCTACGCAAAGACTTGTCGATCAGCGACGCGGATATTGACGGGGCCATGACAGCCCAAGCCGGTCTCTACGGCTTTTATTCGACGCTCTACGCTCACGCCCAGTACAAGGCTGACATGGCCGAGAACCGGGCGAAGGTGGCCAAAGCGAAGGCTTACAAGGAGATCCGCAGTCGGCTGATGGCCAAGGGCGCCAAGTTCTCCGAGGCACTGCTCGATGCAGAGGTCATGCTTCACCCGACGTACCAGGATGCGCTTGAGGTTCAGTACAAGTACCAGATGAAGGCTGAGCTCTGTAAGCAGGCGCTTGAGGCACTGAGACAGCGTCGCGACATGCTGGTTCAGAAGGGCAAGAGCCGCCTGGAGGAGCTGAAAGGCGAGTTGTATCTGCGCGGCAAGACCGCTGATCTCGATCTCGAAGAGAAGAAGGACAAGATCCGTAGACTTCGGGGAAGTGAGGAAGATTGAAGGTAAGTCTCTTTTGTCGATTGCTGGTTCAGTAAATACTTACTAAACTATCTCTCGTGACTTGCAAGACAAGTCGATCCGCTGATTCGGTCAACGCGCACAGCACAGACCGATAGGCACAACGAAAAAAGGAAAAAACCATGACTACTGCTGTATCTACTATGACCACCTCCCTCCGTGACCGTATCGCTGCGAAGAAGAAGGACATTAAGGCAAAGTCCGGTCTTCGCGCTGACGTTATGAAGGTTCCGAATGGCAAGAACAAGTTCCGTATTCTGCCTGCTCACCCTGACCTCGGCCCTGACGCCGACTTCTGGGCCGACTTCGGTCAGCACTTTATCAAAGACACTGAGGGTAAGACCAAGTTTGTCTACGTTTGTGCTGAAAAAACCTTTGGCCGTCCGTGCGGTGTGTGTCACGCGCTTGAGGTAGCGGGTCGCAGCGCCTCCACCGATGACGAAATCAAGGCCATCGAGGACTCTCGCTGCAAACGTGCCGAAATCATCGTCAACGTCCTGCATCTGAACTCCAGCGACAAGGCCAACGTGCCCCAGCTGTTGCAGCTGACCCCGACGACCTTCGCCAAGATCCTCGACCTGGTCGACGAGTACGGCGACATCGTCTCTCTGACCGAAGGCACCGACCTGATCATCACCCGCGAGGGCAGTGGTCTGAACACCGAGTACAGCGTCCAGCCGGCTCGCGAGTCCAAGAAGGTCGACCCGAGCGTCATGTCTGGCGTTATCAACCTGCAGGAGTTCGTACAGCAGGAAAGCGAGGAAGGGGCTCGCAAGGCGGTGCAGAACATCAACGCTATCGTTGGCATCATTGATGCTCCGATGGTTGGCACCACCGCGACCAAAGCCATTGGCTCCACTGCTGACTTCGTGAGTGCCCGCCCAGCGGTTACTTCCACCTCGACAGCGACCGCCTCTGCGCCTGCTAAATCTGTCACCATCGATCCTGAGCTCGATGCGCTGATCGATGAAGCAGCCTACGAGCCCGCTAAGGTCGCTCGCACCGGCACCGATGATGTTCCGTTTGAAACGAGCACTGGTTCCTCCGCTGCGTCTGCAGCATCCGTCGATGATCTCGACGCGCTGCTTGGCGAGCTGGAAGGCCTGTAATCACTCGTTAACCAGAAGGGCGAGCGCTGCTCGCCCTTTTCATTGGAGCATCATCATGCCTCTTGCAATCATCATCGACGCCAACAGCGTCGGATATGCCGGCCAGCACGCCGCAGATCTCAAGACTGGAGATCTGCAGACTCAGGCCATTTACAACTCCATCATGCAACTCCGGGCCCAGAAGTCTTCCAATCCTGGGGCCGCAATCTTCTATCTGTGGGACAGCAAGGCCAAGTTCCGCTATGAGGCTTTCCCTGACTACAAGGGGACACGCAACAAGACGCCGGAGCAGATCAAGGCCAAAGAGGAGTACCACGCTCAAACCCCCTACATCAAAAAGATGGTGTCGATGCTTGGCGTTGGCCAGCTCGAAATCGACGGGTTTGAGGCTGACGACATAGCCTATCAGCTGACCAAGACGCTGGTCGGCAAGGGGTATGACGTCAAGCTGGTCAGCTCCGACAAAGACTGGCTGCAGATGGTCAGCTCGAAGGCGGTGTCGTGGTATGACCCGCGGCTCGACCGGCACTGCAACATCAACTTCTTCGAGGAGTTCACCGGCTTCCGCACTATCGAACAGTTCGTCGCGGCCAAATGCATTGTCGGCGACACCTCGGACAACATCGACGGCGTACCTGGGCTTGGAGAGAAAGGCGTTCAGCTGATCTTTTCGCGCTGGCCAACCATCACCGACATGGTGAAGGAGTACAAGACCGTCGCGGCGACAGGCGGCTTTACCAAAGAAATGCTGGGTAAAGAGTTCTCCCGTCACATCAAGAAGATCAACGCCTTCTGTGCCAACGAAAACGACGCCATGCGCGTCTATATCCGCAACCAGAAGCTAATCAATCTGGCTCAGGCGCCAACCATCGGCTCCTTTCCTGTTCAGCGTGGCAGCGTCGATCAGGAGGGGTTCTTTGAGCTGTGCGGTGAGCTGGCATTCCAATCAATCCTGCGAAAACCCGAACCCTGGGTGAACGCATTTTTCACTGGAGGCTGAACAACATGAGTTCGACAGGAAGAGGCGCAATCAGACGAGACAGAGACTTTTATCCGAGCCCGTCGTGGACGGTGAAGCTGCTGCTCAACCGGTTGAAATTTAAGCCTAACGATGTGTTCTGCGAGCCTGCTAAGGGCGACGGGGCCATCTATAACCTGATCGAGCTGGAAGACAAAAAATGGGCCGAGCTGGCAATGGGGATCGACTACCTGGATCCGGGCGTGGATTTAAGTGCAGACGTGATTATCACGAACCCGCCCTTCATGTTGTTCGAGCAGTTCCTTGTTGCCGCCATTGATAGAGATCTGAAACCACGCGGCACCGTCGCCTTTCTGTTGCGGGTGAACGCGCTGGGCTCTCACATGCGGGTCAATTTTTGGCGCGAGTATCCGCCGACCCACATGCTGACGCTGACACCCCGCCCTAGTTTCACCGATGGCGGGACTGATTCATCGGAATACGCCTGGTTCATTTGGGATTACGGCGGGCGATACACAGACAGACCGTTTGCTGTCGCCTCTCGTACCGAAGTTGAACCTACCTATAAACCAAGGAAGGTAAGAAAAAAGGTTCCTTCCTTTATGGCTAAATAGTTTGGAGACCAATATGTCCAAAGACAAAGACAAGGGTAAAGATAAAGATCTGGCCTCAGCCATTGATGACATTTTCGGTGGCGAGCCAGAGACAGTCGGCGTTCGTCACTGGCTGGACACCGGATATGCCCCTCTGAACATGGCCCTGACCGGCCGCCCGCGTGAGGGTTTGCCCGTTGGCCGTATCGTGCAGATGTACGGTGACAGCTCTGCAGGGAAGACGGTTATTTCCGTCGATCTGATGATTGCAGCGCAACAAGCCGGAGGGCTCGCGCTGTTCATGGATCACGAGCGTACCTTCATGAAGCCGCTGGCCGAGCAGCGCGGGCTAGATCTGACGAAGGGGCGCTTCTCCCTGCAGTACCCGCGCACGTTCGAGGAGAGCATCACCAAGGCCGTCAAATGGGCTCGGTACATTCGCGACAACACACTGATCCCCGATTCGGCCCCGCTTGTTGTGGTGTTCGACTCGCTCAACTCCATGGTGCCGCAGAGCAAGATGGAGAAGGAGATGGACGAGCTCAAGATGAACGACAAGCTGGCGCTGGCCGCATCTTGCAGCTCTGTCTTCCCAGCGCTCGCCGTTCACGCGGAAGAGACCGATTGCCTCATGGTTTTCCTCGACCAGATACGTCAAGACCCCGGCGTAATGTTCGGTGATAACACGAAGACCTCTGGCGGCAAGGCTCCGGGTTTCTACTCGACGGTTCGTATCGCGCTGAACCGGAAGGTCATCAAGGAGGGCGGGGAGGAGCTTGGCCAGTCCATCACGGCCAAGATCGTCAAGAACAAGGTGGGTCGCCCGTTCCGCGTTGCTGAATGGGACTTCCTGTTTCAAGAGGACGGCACTGGGTATCTGGATCGGATAGGCGGCATGGTCGACTACCTGGTCAAAGTCGGCGCCTTGAAGAAGGCCGGCGCTTACATCGAGTATGCCGACAAGAAGTACCACCGCGGCCCGCTCGTCGAGGCTCTGCGCAAGGCCGACGCTTATGAGGCGCTTGTCCAACTGCTTGAGGAGTACGTTAAGCGAACAGGTTCGGTCGCTGATGAAGTGCATGACGACCCAGACACAGTCTAATTTTCGGATACACAGGGGCAACAGTTCGTTGCCCTTTTTATATCTGTAACATTCAACTGTCGCTGAATACAGCGTATCGGATGCAACAAGGTACAAGCAGGGGCAAGTGTAGACGCGCCTTTCTGCCTTGTTTAATATGTAAGTGTTTACTGAACAAAGCACATCAACTAACAGGAGACAATTATGTTTGGAGCTTTGAAGAAGGCGTTTGGTGGTAAGGCTGTCGAGTTGAAGGTTGCAGCTCGCAATATCGAAAACAAGGATCTGATGGAAGCTGCAGTCGACGGCATGTTGCTGATGGCTTACTCCGAAGACAAGAAGCTGGGCGACGATGAAAAGTCCCAGATTGAAGGCCTGTTGCGCACCAACCCTAAGCTGTCCGGTTTCGGCACCGCCGTTATGGATCGCTTCAACCAAACCAACGACGCATTGAAGGCCGGCTACATCTCCGCTCGTATCCGCATCCTGCGTGAAATCGAAGATGTTAAGCATGTCCGTCAGGATGCCGAAGATGTGTTCGCTGCGATTCTGGAAGTTGCCCTGGGTGACGGCAACGTCAGCGATGCAGAGCGCGGCGAGTTGAACACTATCGCTCAAAAGCTGGGCCTGCGCGTCGAGGACTTCATCTAATGGACAAGAAGGTACTGCGCTACGTCGGTTTCGGTCTGATTGGCCTGAGCGTGTTCGTAGATTCCGCGTCCTACCTCCTATCGCTTCTGTCCGATGGTCTGCTTGTGTCCGGCGGTTTAGCACTGGTCATTCAAGCGTCCAAGTAATAGTCGTGGCCCTCAGTGGGCCACAACTTAAATGGCATTTGCGAGTGCCATTTCAGTTGTGTGAATGCGGCTAAGCGCTCGCGGGGAAACGTGAGACATGAGTTGTTACCTTGAGTCCCCGCCATTGGTTTACACGTTTGCAATGGCACTGGGAGGCACCCGGCACACAGCCACTTATCAACCACATTGGAGGCAAGATGAAGAAGTGTTTTATTGCGATGGCGGTTGGCATGATGCTGATTGCTGTATCCCTGACCGGCTGCGGTGATGAACCGAAAGATCCGAACGCCCAGTTGCAAGCTCAGCTGCAGCAGGCCCAAAACCAGATCCAACAACTGCAGCAGCAGGCCGCCGTGCAAGCAGCCAATACCGCTCAGCTGGCCCAGCAGCAAGTTGAACAACCTCAAGTCGTTCAACAGGCACCAGCTCAGCCTGTAGTCGTTCAGGCACCGGCCGCAAGTCACGACAACACACTGATGAACACCATGGTTGGCGCGGCAGCAGGTGTGGCCATTGGCAATATGCTGACCGGAGCGGGTGGCGGCTATCGTCAGCCAGTTGTTCAGCATCACACAACCGTCATCAAGAAGAACGTCTATCAAAAACCATCTTATCGGCCCACATTCCGGCCGAAGAAAAACTCCTACACTCGCTCATTCACCCGTAGCTCCTCTTTTCGTCGTCGCTAATCGGTTTGCGGGGTGAACCGCCCCGCAAGCCTACATCGAAGGGCGCTTTGCATCATGCCCGAGAGAAAGCACACACCTCTCCGCAAAGCGTCCCTCGATGTAAAACCAACCCCCTCGCAAGAGGGCAAACTGAACGAGGTAAACATGAACAAGTCTCAACTGATTGCTGCAATCTCCGCTGGCGCGGAAATCTCCAAAGCTAGCTCCGAAGCCTTTTTGAACGCCTTCCAAAAGGTCGTTACGGACGAGCTGGCCAGTGGCGGTGAAGTCGTGATTGCCGGCTTTGGTAAGTTCTCTGTCACCGAACGCGCCGCCCGCACCGGCCGCAACCCTGCAACTGGTGAGCCGATGGAGATCCCGGCCAGCAAGGGCGTCTCTTTCAAGGCCCAGAAGGCATTGAAGGACGCGGTCAATGCCTGATTGGCTGCGGAAGTTGTTTGGTCTAAAGACCAGGCGGGAAGAAAAAGCGGAGCTTGAGCGGATAGCTGAGCAGCGCATTATGCGCGAGCGGATCAGTCGCGAACTCAAGGCCCGGGCCGGCAAGTCACATCTTGGCAAGCTGGCCAATAGCCAGGCGGTTTACCGCCCAAGCGTTGATGGCACTATTCGCGGCCAACGTGCTGACGTGGTTATCACCGATGATGTTACCCCCGTCGTAATGAGTGCGCTTTTGAGCGAGCCTAGCTCTCACTCAAGTCTGAGCTCACATAACTACGGAGGATCGCACAGCGCGTCGCATAGCTGCGATAGCAGCAGCTCCAGCTACGACTTCTCAAGTAGTTCAAGTTGTGACAGTGGAGGCTCAAGCTACTCCTACGATTAAGTTAAGCTAAACCCCAACCCCTCGTGTCTTGTCGTTAACCATCGACTTGAAAGCATAACGCGAGGGGTTTTCTATTGGCTGAATTACTGGAAGAGAGGGTTTGGCTTGTCTGGATCGTCTGACGCTGGGAATGGGACGTGATTGGCGCAGAACCCTTCAATCGTGATGGAGCCGTCATTCTCTTTGACGTAGAACAGAACCTCAGCGCTCGTCTGGCCATTCAGATTGATATTGAGATCGAAGGTCATGCTCTTTACCGCCTGTTGACCGTATGACGGCCCGCAGTGGTAATGCCAAAAGTTGCCCTGCTCGTAGCTTTGGGTGTTCGGGAGTGTATTTCCGTTGTTATCCTGCCACGATGGCTTATTCTTCCCAGGCAATGGGTATCCAGCCGAAACGTGCTCGAAAAATTTGATAACAGCGAGGGTTTGTTGTTTATCTAGGTTTGGGAAATCAATGAAGCCGTTCGGGTCATTAAGTTCGCCGGTTTCAAATGCTTCACCTAGCCTAACGTTCCGAGATGGCTTTTCGCTCATTTTCTGCCCTACGCTGCGCCTGCAAAGCGAACATTCTAGCAGAAAATTCCTCGAAAGACCCAGAAGTGTCTATCACGCGGCCTGGGCCACGGCGACGGCTGACCAGCAAATCTTGAGCAGCCAAGACGAAACGATCTTCGGCATCGAGTACCGGAGTATCTGTAACTGCATGACTCAACATAGCTGTTGCCTTGGTTGGGAGGTGTTTACATAGGTAAATATACCCGTGTCCATATGGATAGTCAAAAATGAGTAACCGGCTTTGGGTGTGAAGGGGCGACTGTTATCAAACCTCATTGATTAGATTAGTATTTTTCTACGCAGTCATTTTTGTTGGTAAGAGATATGAAGCTGACTCACAAACCAATAGAAAGGGCGGTTGACGAGCGCATTTTGGCAACCGTATCCCCAGCAAACCTTCTCGTTAAGCCTGACGGCACCATTTTCACCAAGAACAGCGCCCGGATTAGGTTCTACATTGACCGGTTTCTTCTGCAGTCATACGGCTATGACGAAGACACCAGGCTCAAATTCCTCGCTCTATCCCCTGACACTTTCGCGGCCTATTTCCAGATTGGCCATGAAGGCATCGTCATGTCGCCGATCCCTGGCTCCGGCAAGTCAGAGATTGCGGTGCCTGCGTCTGCGGTTAAGGGCGTTGGGTCATTACCTAGACTCAGACGGGCAAAATGCTGGTTTGGGATCTGCAAAGAGCGTCACATTTTGGCTGTAAGACTTCCAATCGGGACAGAAGGGTCGTAGATTACACATTCAGTAAATGCTTACTATAATGTTAGCGTGTAGTTTAAAGCTGGAGCTGGACATATCATGACCAAGTTGTCTCACTATGAATTGAAAGTTAACCCGTCCAATATCCACTTTCTGCGTCGCCTGTTTGAGCACCTGAAATGTGAAGACGGCATGGGTATCTCCATCCCCAATTCCAAAGAGTACATTCCCGGGCACAAGTACAAGGTTGTCGGCTTCGATAGCGACGGTGATATTCGGGTTCAAAGCGACGAAAAGGTTCGGACTCTGACTCGTCGCGCACTGATGACCGCGACCGTCTATGCCAGCTTCGACATGGAAGAAATCATCAGCGAACTGTCGAAGGCATCCGATATTATGGCGAAGAAAATGATTGATCGCTTCCACGAGCGCCGCGAGTTTGTGGTTGGAGATCGAGTTCGCTTCATTCATGGCATGGAGCCAGACGATAGCCCCAACGAAACGCTTTATATTGCCGACGTGATCCCTACCGTTGCGGCAAAAGATTTCAGCTCCGCGCAGCGTGATATTCTGCTCGGATACAATCACCCCTGCGGCAAGTTCGTCGTGTTTGGCACTAGCTCTCGCATCCTGGAGAAAGACGAGTGAGCAAGAAGCGGAAAGAACCCAATGAACAAGTGGTAGTAACAGCAGACGTCGGCCTCGATAAACTCGGGGCCGCCCTGTCGCGTTTCGCTGATTCAGCGGAGCGCTTGCTTGATGCTACCGACAGTCGTCGTAATGACAGCGGCAAGAAGCAGACCGAGGATTGGTTCATTCTTGGAGGTGGCCATGACTCCTAACCCAACTCGACTCAGCACCGGCCAGCCGTCAACGCTCGGCAGCTATCGAGACAACTGCATTGCCATGTTTGGCGCAGACTCGGCCCCGGCTAAGTTCTTCATCAAGAAGATTGAGGACTCGCCAAACGGTGAACTCGAGGAGGTCATTGCCGAAGAGACCCAGATGATGGGACTGATTGCAGAGCTGTTGCGCAACGACTCTGAGTAATACCGTCAGATCTTCCAATACTACCTCAGCACCAGGCTACACGGCCCGATAGACTGACTGCAGTTGGTCTATCGGAGCCCCAAATGCACAAGTTCCTTTCCGTCAAAACAAACGCGCTACGACGCTTCCCCAGCAACGACTTCACTCTGACATGCAGCAGCAACGGAAACGCGCTCTGTGACGCTTGCGCTGCGTCTGATGCGTGTTCCCAACGCAACACAAAGAAGCGCTGTTCTGACTTCATTCCCGTTCTGCGCTTTGCAGTTAACGCGAATCTCTACTCCGGCCCCTACAACACGATCCGCATCGGCAAGGCATGGTCTGATCGTCTGCAGACCGGCCAGCGCGTTGGGATCTGGGATGATGTGGAGAGGAGACTGACCTTTGCGATTGTTGAAGTGTCGTTCTGGGGTGAGGACAAGCAAGAGATCTTGAATCAGCACGCCTACCACAACCACATCGGCATGACTCTGGAAGACCCCGTCGCTCAGCTGCCTGGCGTTCTGATGAACTGTTACGGCAAAGGCTTTTACATGAAGTCCTGGGGTCTATCTGCAATTTATCTCCGCTCAGAGTAGGCTTACACCTTGCTGCACTTGCCTGTGTAGCTCAGCATTTTTGCTCCGCCAAATTCAGATGCGTCGCTATGGATATTAACAAATGCCAGGTCTATCTGCGGATAGCATGTCACGATCCATAGCGCCGCTTTTGCCTTGAAGGTGAATGTGAGTTGTTTTTTAACCAGAAGAACAGGCTCGCTAATCAGCGTTGTCTCTCCTGTATTCAACTCCGTCCTGTCCTTCATTAGCGTCATGACCATGCTCTGCGGCATGTCTGATTTGAGCTCTACTATTTTGCCATTGTAATAATCAACGCTTCGCCCTTTTAGGTCATGAATCGAAAGGACGATGTTCTCTTTTGCAAGGCATACGCCAGCACCCATCAATGCGATCAGCGCAATTGCGGCTCTAAGTTTCATTCGTACATTCCTTTGCCTTAAATTATTGCCGCAGTGTCATATGGGCTAGTTAAAACCGCAACCTTCATTCTGCAGTTATCTCTTCGTCCCCACGGTAATTGCCTCAAGTCCGTGGGTCTGTTGTTATCGGTTCAGTAAATACTTACTATAATGCGCGTGTAAGTTAATGCTGAACAAGGAGCAACAATGCCTACCACTGACAACGTCATTCTGCGCTCTGGACGCTGCGTGTGTCTCGACGCTCCGATGGGCCAGCACGGCCTTGAAGGGTACGTCACTGGTGATTTCTATCACTTCGAGCACATGAGCCGCGACAAGAACGGAGATCCCTACTTCCGTGTGTACCCCGTATCTGGCAGCGACTATTACGAGACCTGCTCGCCAGTCACGTTCAAGCGTTTCTTTGAGGTGAGCGACCATGAGTAAGCGTGAAGTCATCATCTCCGACACGCACAACCACAACTGGAGCGTGTTCTCTAAAGTCCTGCCGACCGGCATCAACAACCGTCTGCAGTACATTCTCGATGAAACCTGGCGGGCCGCCGAGCAGGCGAAGGCTGTTGGAGCCAAGGCGCTTATTCACACTGGCGACATTTTTCACGTTCGCGGCTCTGTTGCTCCGTCCGTTTTGAACCCGACCGTCGAGCTATACGCCCGCATCGTGAACGACCTGGGCCTGCATGTGTACCTGCTGGCCGGCAATCATGACCTGGAGGGCAAGAATGCAACCTCTCTGGGTAACGCGGGTGAAGCGCTAACCGGTGTCGGGGTCACAGTCGTCTCTTCTGTGTTTGCAGACGAGCACAACAAGCGCCTGTTTATCCCTTACTTCGACAGCTGCGATGCGGTTCGCGGCCACATCAACGACTTCATTGCCAAGAAGGACGGTGACGCTGGCGAGATTGCTCAGTGGAACCTCTATCTTCATGCGCCTCTGAACGGTGTCATTGCAGGCCTTCCCGATCATGGGTTCGCTCCTGCCGAGCTGAGCGCTTTCGGCTTTAACCAAGTCTTCTGTGGCCACTACCACAACCACAAAGTTTTCGATGGCGTCACCTCTGTTGGCGCACTGACTCACCAAACCTTCGGCGACATTGGCGCCCGGGCCGGGTTCGTACTGTACGACTACGAGAAGGACGCCGTCGTTCACTACCCATCAAATGCTCCGCGCTTTGTCGATTTCGATGAAACCTGGGATGACCTGTCGATGGTCGATCAGGTTGCCGGCAACTACGTCCGCGTTCGCCTTGCATCTGCCACGAATGAGGAGATTGAGGGCTTCCGCAAGGAGCTGGAAGAGATAGGCGCGGCGGGTGTGCAAATCGTTCACGCCCCCAAAGTTGAAGTCTCTCGCGATGGCGGCTCGTCCATCGAGGCCGGCGCCTCTATCCGCGTCAGCCTGAACGATTGGTGCAAGGCCAGAGGCTTCGACGATGCGGTCGGTGCCGAGGCGCAAAGCATCATGGATGAAGTGGAGGCCAAGTCATGAAGGCTAATGAATTGGCGCCCGGTCTCGTTTCTAGTGGCGCGATGTACCAGCTCAAAACCACCGTTCCCGTCGAGGCTGGCGACATTGTTCACATTAACGGCCCTTGGGACAAATTTGGCGTCGTGCTGAGTGTGAATGAGGAGACCGGCTATCACAGCATTCGCGGGATCGGCTCTTCCAAAGCGCTCGCCAAAGCGCTTCTTGGCCTTCACGTCCCTTATTGCATCGGAGAGTAACCATGAAGATTAATCGTTTGGAAATCGACGCCTTCATGGCTGTCGGCGAGGTCACTATCGATCTCGACAGTAAGGGGCTGGTATTGATCCAGGGCGAGAACGAGGACGACAGCTCGCAGATCAGTAATGGCGCCGGCAAATCATCTATCGCTGACGCGCTGCTGTGGTGTCTCTACAACGAGACGGCCCGGGGCGATACCGGCGACGAGATCGTCAACCGCAGTCTCAAGAAGGGGACGCGCGTTCTGGCCCAGCTGGTTGATGGCGACCTTGTCTACAACGTGATCCGTCACCGCAAGCATGGTGTTCACAAGAACCGCGTTCTGTTGCTCGATGTGACCAACCCGTCTGATGTTATCGACATGACGCAAGGCACCGATAAGGCCACGCAAGACGTCATCACCAAGCTGGTCGGCTGCTCAAGTGATGTGTTCAAGGCGGCCATCTACTCCGGCCAGGAGGCGCACGTCGATCTGCCATCTCTGACCGACAAGAGCCTCAAGACTATCGTCGAAGAGGCGGCCGGCATCGACAAGATGCAGGAGGCCTATGTCATCGCCCGCAATCGACTGAACGAGAAGAAAGCGCAGGCGCAGACCATTAAGAGCAGGATCGATTCGCACACTGCAGCGCTGGAGGCGACCGAAACGTCTCTGGATATTAACCGCCGCTCTCAGCTGGAGTATGAGGACAAACGCTCTGTGCAGCTGACGGAGAAGGTCAAGCAGCTCAAGGAGACCATTGCAAAAGCCAAAGACGCCAATGAAAGGGTCGCTGCACTCAATGAGCCCGGTTTGCTGTTGACCAAAAGCAAAGTCTCTGCCCGCATTGCCTCCGTCGACTCTGAGCAGACTGAGCTTGCCGCCATTATCGCAGAGCAAGCCAAGGCCAAGTCGAACCTCTCCGTTGCCAGAGAAAAACTCGAAGAGGAGAAGCGTCAGGCCGCTCGCTGCAAGGGCGTAATGACCAATGTCGAGGCTGAGGTCGGTACGAAGTGCGAAAGCTGCGGTCACGTTCTGGAGGCGTCTGATGTTTCCGGCCGTGTCGAGAGTTTGAAGGCGCAAGCTATCGCCCATGTCACCAAAGCCAAAGATCTGGCCACACAGGTGACTTACGCCGAGAACATTCTTGAGGAGGTCAGCCAGCGTCTCGACACCTTCAAGAGCAGCATGACAGATCTGACCGCCGAGACCCAAAAGCTCGAAGAGATCGATGGCGTCCTGGCTCAAATCAACACCATCAAGACCGAAGCTAGAACGCTCACCGAGACAGCCAAAGGGTATAGCGCTGAGATTGATCGTCTCAAGACTGAGGAGAACCCCTACAAAGCTGGGATCAGCACTCTCGAAGGGAAGAGAGACGAGATCGCTGCGTCGATTGAAGCACTCCTGGTCGAGCTGGCCGAGGTTGAGAAGACCGTCGCGGTTGCCGAGAGTGTCGTCGAAGTGTTCAGTCCGGCCGGCATTCGCGCCCACATCCTCGACACTGTTACCCCATTCCTCAATGACCGCACCAGTCGTTACCTGGGCGTTCTGTCCGACGGCAACATCCAGGCCGTTTGGAACACCATCAGCAAGACGGCCAAGGGCGAGCTCCGCGAGAAGTTTGAGATCGTCGTGACCAGCTCTACAGGCGGCTCCAGTTACCGGTCACTCTCTGGCGGCGAGAAGCGAAAGGTTCGCTTGGCCACCGCACTCGCACTGCAGGACTTGGTCAGCTCCCGGGCCGCGAAGCCAATCCGTCTGTGGATCGGCGACGAGATTGACGACGCCATCGACGACGCCGGCCTTGAGCGCCTGATGACGGTTCTTGAGGAGAAGGCTAAAGAAAAGGGCACCGTTCTGATCATCAGTCACAACCAGATCCGTGACTGGGTGCGGCAGCACGTCATTGTTCGCAAGAAGGGTGGTCTGTCGACCATGAGCGGTGTTCTGTGTGTTGAGCGTGACAAGGTAGGTGAGTGATGGCCAAGAAAGCATCCCCAAAGCTGAGTCAGGACGTTCTGCAGGTTGTCGCTGAGCGCCTGGCTGAAACCGACGGCATCAAGTCAATCATGCGTGATGGCGTCTACAAGCTCGAAAAGCCCGGAATGTATGTCGTGAAGGGCAGATTCAAGAGCGGTGAGTACAAGAAGCACCCGTTCATTGGCGGCGAGGCTTTCAGTCTGCTGAGCATCTACGGCGGCAAGTCTGGAAAGCTGATCTTCGTGTTCAAACCGAAGGTGCCCAGTGGCGAATACCAGTTCCTTGAGTTGGCACAGGATCAGCTCAAAGACATGGCCATGTTCTCCGACTCCCTGAGCCTTGAGCTCGGTATGAGCCTTGATGACTTCATCAATGCCAACGGCGAACACCTGGCCAAAGAAGAAGAGAAGATTGAAGAGGCTCGCATCGCCCACTCTTACGGCGATAGATGGGGTCTCTTCGCGTAAGACGAGAGGTAACGATGACAGTACTGAAAATTGCATCCATAGACCCGTCGCTGAGCAATTTCGGCTTGGCCAAGGGCACCATTGATATTTCCGTTGAGTCTTTCCCGGTCACGCTTTCTGAGCTGCAGCTGGTAGAGACCGACACCGACAAGAGCGCTCGAAAGGTCGTTCGTCGCAACAGCGAGGACTTGGAGCGGGCCAGAAAGCTGCTGCGCGGTATGCAGCGCTTTATTGCTGACGTCGACATGGTGTTTGTCGAAGTGCCGGTTGGTTCTCAGTCTGCTCGCTCGATGGCGTCCTACGGGATCTGCATCGGGATCCTCGCATCAATCGGCAAGCCGCTTATCCAGGTCACTCCGACCGAAGTGAAGCTGGCGGCCGTGGGCAGCAAGACGGCCTCCAAGAGCGAAATGATCGACTGGGCCAGCGGTCTTTACCCAGATCTCAACTGGTTGGTCAGTCGCGGAAAGATGACAGCGAAGAACGAGCATCTTGCCGACGCTATTGGCGCTATTCATGCCGGCGTTCTGACTGACGAGTTCGCTCGGGCCGCCAGCGTCTTCCACGTCAGAAGCGCAATGGAGGCCTGATATGCCAGTTTGCAAGACTTGCGGCGAGCACATGGAAGGGGATGGGTACTCCACTCCCTACCATTGCCCAAATGTTGATGCAGATGGCTATGAGCCGGATGCCAACCCAATTCATTGCAAAGAAACTGAGGAGGTTAATCGTGCGTAAAGCGTTACTGTTGGCCGCCATCATCGCGGCACTCCCAGCAACATCGGCCCCGGTTGTTGCGTTCCGTGCCGTTACGATCCGCCCTGCCGTTATTCCGCGAGCAGTGGCACCGAAGATAACGACACCGGTTAAGCCTGCCAGCGCCGTCAAGCCGATCACATCGCGCTCTGTTGGCCAGCCGGTGAATCGCATACGACATGGCACATTCACTTTCCCGTTCTTCAAGCCGTCCGACTTCTGCTCTGAGAAGCCGCGACGCATCAAGGATGGGGAGTGCAAGTAACATCCAACATGCTCGACAAACGAGTCGGTTCCCGAACCCTTGAGCTAAGGAAAAAGCTGCGGCTACCAATCAATCCAAAGGGCGCATGAGCGCCCTTTTGTTTTGTCTCTCGCAAAGCTCTATTCACGCGCTCTGGTTAGCGCTTCTTTCGCTCTCTCTCTGCGTCTTTTCTTCTGCTGATGCATTCGCACGTCTGACTGGCAGGATGCGTCTAATCGCGTTCTATTGCGTCACAGATAACAGCCAGTTTTTGTCTCGGTAATGTTGCATTTTGTATTCAGCTTTTACTGAATTTCCGCTAATCTTCGCCTCACTTCATTAAGTGTTTACTGAACGAGGAAAGCACATGCAACTCAACATCGACCTCGGACGGGACGCGCTCTTGTCCGATCAAGCTATGGCTCTGGCCAAATACTACGTCCGTGGTGACGAGACCTCCCCGCAACAGGCTTACGCCCGGGCCGCCTTGTGTTACAGCAAGGGCGATCTCTCCTTTGCCCAGCGCATTTATGACTACGTTAGCCGCCAATGGTTTATGTTCGCCTCCCCAGTGCTGAGCAACGCATTCCTGGCTGGCCAGAAGCCTGATTCACTGCCTATCAGCTGCTTCCTGTCCTATGTTCCCGACACCTGCGAGGGGCTTGTCGAGCATCAATCTGAACTGGCGTGGCTGACGCTCATGGGCGGTGGCGTCGGTGGTCACTGGAGTGACGTTCGTGCCGTCAGCAAGAAGGCACCCGGGCCTATCCCGTTCCTCGGCCTAGCTGATCGCGCAATGCTGGCCTACAAGCAGGGCGAGACCCGCAAGGGTGCCTATGCCGCCTACATCGACGTGTCACACCCTGACATTGTCGAGTTCCTGAATATCCGCGTCCCCACTGGCGGCGACGTTAACCGCAAGTTCCTGAACATCCACAACGCCATCAACATCACTGACGACTTCATGCAGGCTGTCATGGCTGATAAGGAATGGGAGCTGCGCTGCCCGCACTCCGGTCGTGTGTTCTCTTCCATGCCTGCCCGCCAGTTGTGGGAGCGCATTCTTGAAGTGCGCGGCCGTACCGGTGAGCCGTATCTGAACTTCATCGACGCCGCCAATCGCGCTCTGCACCCTGAGCTTGCTGCTGCCGGTCTGCGTATCCGCGGCTCCAATCTGTGCAACGAGATCCATTTGCCCACCGACGAGAATCGCACCGCCGTCTGCTGTCTGTCCTCTATCAACCTGGAGAAGTGGGACGAGTGGAGCAAGGAGCCTCTGTTCATTGAAGATCTGGTTCGTCTGCTCGACAACGTGCTGGACGTCTTCATCGAGCACTGCCCCGACGAGCTGCATCGCGCCAAGTTCAGCGCATTGCGTAGCCGTGACATTGGCCTCGGCGCCATGGGCTTTCATGGCCTGCTGATGCAGAAGGGCATCCCCTTCGAGTCAGGCCTTGCCGTGTCCATGAACAAGCGCGTGTTCACCTTCATTCACGACCGGGCTAAAGCAGCCACCCGCAAGCTGGCCGTCGAGCGAGGCCCGGCTCCTGATTTGACAGCCGAGCGTAACGCACACGTTCTGGCCATTGCACCAAACGCCAACAGCTCAATCATCTGCGGCTGCACCTCGTCTATCGAGCCGATCAACAGCAACGCCTACATGCACAAGACCCGGGCCGGCGCTCACATGATCCGCAATCGCTATCTGGTGTCCGTGCTGCAGGAGCTTGGCCATGACACTCCCGAGATCTGGAACAGCATCGTCGCCAACAACGGCTCTGTTCAGCACTTGGACTTCCTGGATGACTACCAGAAGGATGTGTTCAAGACCGCCTTTGAAATCGACCAGCACTGGACTATCCAACACGCCGCCGACCGGCAACCGCTGATCTGTCAGGGGCAGAGCGTCAACGTCTTCTTCCCTGCTCAGGCCGACCGTGCCTATGTCAACTCGGTACACCTTCGCGCCTGGTCATCCGGCCTCAAGGGTCTGTATTACCTGCGCACCAAGTCTGCCGGCTCTGCAGACAAGGTTGGCGTCAAAGTCAGCCGCGTTCAGCTCAACACCGAAGAATGCCTCGCTTGCCACGCATAAGGAACACACCATGCCATTAACTACCCCTAGCCGCACTTACAAGCCGTTTCAATATCCCTGGGCCATGGCGGCGGCCAACAAACACGAATTGATCCACTGGCATGAAGACGAGCTGGATCTGCAGGGTGACGTCAATCAGTGGAATGATGGGACGCTTCTGCCGCACCAGAAGAACCACATTACCCAGATCTTGCGGCTGTTCACTCAGACCGACGCCAACGTCGCCAGCAACTACTGCGACTTCTTCATCCCGATCTTCAAGAACAACGAGATCCGGTGCATGTTGCTGGCCTTCGCTGCCCGCGAGGGGATTCATCAACGGGCTTACGCGCTGCTGAACGACACGCTGGGGCTGCCGGAGAGCGAGTTCACTGCTTTCCTTGAGTACGAGCAGATGGCGCAGAAGGCTGCGTTTATGACTGACAATAGCGCAGAGACTCCCCGCGACGTTGCGCTAGCGCTGGCCAAGTCAGTTGTGAACGAGGGTGTGGCGCTGTTCTCCGCGTTCATCATGCTGCTGACCTACGTCCGGTTCGGCCTGATGATTGGCATGACCACGGTTGTCGAGTGGTCGATCCGCGACGAGACCGAGCATGTGGAAGGCATGAGCAACCTGTTCCGCGAGTTCATCAAGGAGCACCCTGAGATCCTGGACGATCAGTTCAAGTTCGAGGTGTACCAGATGTTCCGCGACGCGGTGGAGCTTGAGGATAAGTTTATCGACCTGGCGTTCGAGCAAGGCGACGCTCCGGGCCTGACTGCTCAGGAGACCAAGGACTATGTTCGCTACATCGCCAATCGTCGTCTGCTGGGCCTTGGCTTCAAGGAGAATTGGGATGGCCACGAGGAGAATCCGCTACCTTGGGTGCCGGAAGTGTTGGGCGACCAGATCTCCAACTTCTTCGAGAAGCGAGTGACCGACTACAGCGCTGTCGCGTTCACCGGAGACTGGGGCTGGGAGCAGCTGTCACCAACCTAATTCAAAGGGGGCATTAGCCCCCTAATTTATTGTCGCCGCACGCTGAATCGACCAATCAATTCTCCTGATCGGTAGTCAATATTCCTTCCTCACCTACTTTGATTTTAATCAATTTTCAAAAGCCTCCCGTAACTTAACCTTGTGTCATTCAGTAAACACTTAATGACGAGAATCACCATGACTGAATTGCACAAGGCGGTCGAGCAGATGTTCGACCTGTCCAACACTTCCCTTTTGACTGAGAACGCCAACAAAGACGCCCGCATCATTCCCACTCAGCGCGATCTGCTGGCCGGCTCTGTCTCCCGGGCCTACGCCCTTGAGCGTATTCTCCCGAAGCATATCGCTGACGCCCATGTTGCCGGTGTCCTCCACTTTCATGACCTCGACTATTCGCCGTTCTTCCCGATGTTCAACTGCATGTTGATCGACCTCAAGGGGATGCTGACGAATGGCTTCAAGATGGGCAACGCTGAGATTGATACCCCGAAGTCCATCAGCACCGCTACCGCTGTGACCGCTCAGATCATCGCTCAGGTCGCCAGTCACATTTACGGCGGCAACACCATCAATCGCATCGACGAGATTTTGGCTCCTTACGTCCGGGCCTCCTACGACAAGCACCTGGCTACCGGCCGGCTGTGGCTGGACTCCGAAGCCTCTGCAGCCTCCTACGCCACCAAGATGGTCGAGAAAGAGTGCTACGACGCCTTCCAGTCACTCGAATACGAAATCAACACCCTGCACACGGCCAACGGCCAGACCCCATTCACGACGCTTGGCTTTGGCCTGGGCACCAGTTGGGAGTCTCGTCTTATCCAGCAGTCAATCTTGAAGGTTCGCATTGCTGGCCTTGGCAAGAAGCACAAGACGGCCGTGTTCCCCAAGCTCGTGTTTGCCATTAAGGATGGCATCAACCACAAGCAGGGCGATCCGAACTACGACATTAAGCAGTTGGCCCTGGAGTGCGCCTCCAAGCGCATGTACCCGGACATTCTGAACTACGACAAGGTTGTCGAAGTGACCGGAGGCTTCAAGACCCCGATGGGCTGTCGCTCGTTCCTGGGTGAATACAACGGCGAGCATGATGGCCGCAACAACCTGGGCGTTGTCAGTCTCAACCTCCCCCGTATCGCCATCGAGTCAGTCCGTAACGGTGTCGACTTCTTCGATCTGCTCGACGAGCGTCTGCAGCTAGCCCGGGAGGCGCTTGATGTGCGAATTGAGCGCTTGCAGAACGTGACCGCAAGCGTCGCCCCTATTCTCTACTGCGAAGGGGCATGTGGCGTTCGTCTAGCCCCTGACGAGCCTGTTGCTGAGATCTTCAAGCACGGCCGCGCCTCGATCTCTCTTGGCTATATCGGGCTGCATGAGACTGTCACCGTTCTGATGGGCCAAGAGCGTCACACCTTCGACGATGCCGGCAAGCGTCTGCTCGCTATGGATATTGTTCGTCGTCTGCGTCAGGCCGTCGATCAGTGGAAGGAAGAGACAGGCTACGGGTTCAGCCTCTACAGCACCCCGAGCGAGAGTCTGTGTGATCGCTTCTGTCGCCTCGACGTTCAGACGTTTGGCGAGATCCAGGGCGTTACTGACAGGGGCTACTACACCAACAGCTTCCACCTCGATGTGCGCAAGAAGGTCACGCCGTTCGAGAAGATCGATTTCGAGGCTGGTTATCCGGCTCTGGCCAGCGGCGGTTTTATTTCCTACGTCGAATACCCGTCCATGCGCCACAACATCAAGGGTCTGGAGGCGGTCTGGGACTACAGCTATACCCGCATCCCCTACCTCGGCACCAATACCCCAATTGACGAGTGCTATGAGTGCGGCTTCCAAGGTGAAGCGCTGGCCACCGAGGACGGCTTTGTTTGCCCTCACTGCGGAAACCATGACAGTCAGAAGCTCTCTGTCACTCGCCGCGTCTGCGGCTATCTGGGGAACCCTGACGCTCGTCCTTTCAACCCGGGCAAGCAGCATGAAGTGATGGGGCGGGTGAAGCACCAATGAGATACGCACAGTATTACCCGTGCGACTTTGCCAATGGAGAGGGGGTGCGCTGCACCCTCTTTGTTACCGGCTGTCTGCATGGCTGCAAGGGATGCCACAACGCATCAACCTGGAACCCCAAACGCGGCGCTGAGTTCGACGAGGCCATGGTTCAGCAGATCTTGTCTGACTTGGCTGACCGCGACGGTCTCAGTCTGTCCGGCGGCGACCCGCTGTTTCCTGGGAACCGATCTGCCATTACTGAACTGTGCCGGCGAGTCAAAGAGGCATACCCAGACAAGGACATTTGGCTCTGGACTGGCTACCGGTTTGAAGAGATCTGCGATTTGGAAGTCGTTCGCTATCTGGACGTCATCATTGATGGCCGGTTCGAGCGAGACAACCGAACCATGAAGCCTTGGCGTGGATCTGACAACCAGCGCTTGTTTCGCAGAGTGCGCGGTACTTCATCTGGTAACGAGCCTACTTTCTTGCCTGACGCTCAGTAAATACTTACTATATATCCGCAACCTAAACCGGAGTCCTCACAATGCAACAATACCTCGAACTGGGAGCTCGAATCCTCGGTGCTGGTACGCACCGTCAAAACCGTACCGGTATTCCTACCACCGCTATCTTCGGCACTCAGATGCGCTTTGATCTGACCGACGACAAGCTGGCTCTTGTTACCACCAAGAAGCTGCACCTCAAGTCGATCATTCACGAACTGCTCTGGATGATCAGTGGCAGCAGCAACATTCGCTACCTGCAAGAGAACGGCGTGACCATTTGGGACGAGTGGGCTGACGAGAACGGCGACCTTGGCCCGGTGTATGGTGTGCAGTGGCGCAAGTGGCAAGCTCTCGAAATGGTTGGCATGGGCGTTCATCAGTACCGCATCGACCAGCTGGCCAATCTGATCAACACGCTGCGCACCAACCCGCAAGACCGTCGCATGATCGTATCTGCCTGGAACGTGGCTCGCATCAAAGATATGAAGCTGCCGCCATGTCACATGATGTTCCAGTGCTTCTCGCACGAAGATAACGCCGGTCAGCGCTGGCTGTCCCTGCAGATCTATCAACGCTCCGTTGATTACTTCCTGGGCCTGCCGTTCAACCTGGCGTTCTACAGCATCCTGTGCCACATGCTGGCCGCTCAAACCGGCCATAAGGCCTACGAGCTGATCCACGTTGGCGGCGACGTCCACGTCTACGACAACCACATCGAGCAGGTGAAGCTGCAGCTGTCACGCGAGCCTAAAGAGCAAACTGGGCGTCTGATCTTGGCTGACCGCCCCTCCATCGACGACTACGTCTATGACGACATTGTGATCGATGGCTACAAGTCGCATCCGGCTATCAAGGGAGCTGTCGCGGTATGAGCATGAGCCTGATTGTCGCCATGTCACGCGAGGGTGTTATCGGCATCGGCAATGAGCTGCCCTGGCGCCTCAAATCAGACCTGGCTCTTTTCCGCGAGCTGACCATGGGCAAGCACATCATCATGGGAGCCAACACCCACGAGAGCATTGGCCGGCCACTCCCCGGGCGTACCAATGTCGTCGTTAGTCGGCACCGCATGTACCAGGACGTCACTGTTCTGCGCGAGCCACCAATCATCGAGGGGGCCGTCGTCATCGGCGGCGCCGCCCTCTATGAGCATTACCTCCAAGCTGGGTTGATAGGAGAAATGCTTGTTACCTTTGTTGACGCCTCGATAGGTTCAAAGCAAGGAAGCAAGCTAGCTTTCTTCCCTGTTTCCCACTTTGGAAACTTTGTTCCTTCCCGCCAGATAGCCAGCGTCAACGCTGGGGATGGCGATGAATTTTCGTTTAAAACCGTTCAATACATTCGGAGATAATCATGGAAAAAATGACCAACTTCCAACGTGTTACTGAGTTCAATATGGTTCTGGGCCAAGGCGTTGCTCCGACACCTAGCATCCCGACTCTGGATCAGTGCAATCTGCGTCTGAACCTGATCAACGAGGAAGCTATCGTTGAAATGAAGCGCGGCTTTGACGAGCGCGATCTGATCAAGATTGCCGATGCCATCGGTGACGCTCTGGTCGTTGTCTATGGCGCCGCGAATGACTGCGGTCTGGATGCTGACGCCATTCTGGCCGAGGTTCACCGCTCCAACATGAGCAAGCTGTGTGACTCCGAGCAGGACGCTGTGTTCGCTGTTGAGCAGTACCGCGCTGGCAATGGCTTCCATGGCAAGAACGAGCCCATCGAGGCCGTTTATCGCAAGTCCTCCATCGAGGGCAAGTTCATCGTGTTCGATGCCAAGACCGGCAAGACACTCAAGGGGCCGAACTTCTCCGAACCGAACCTGGAGCAGATTGTTTACCCGAACGGTCGTCAGGAAGATCAGTTCAAGACCCTGCGTGATGCAGCTGCCAACATCGGCATGAGCCCGTCTACTCTGTGGCAGTTCAACTCTGTTCTGGATCGCCTGATCGACATTACCGCTCTCAGCGCTCAGTCCGTCCCTGCCAATGACGCCGACGCTCAACAAGGGGAGGCAGGCTAATGCGGATTGGGATCTGTGGGGCCCATCGGGTCGGCAAGACTACGCTGGCCGCCGAGTACGCCTCACAATGCTGCGTCGACTTCCTGCAGCAACGAGTCTCTGATGTGTTTGCCAAGTTGGGGCTGCCGGTTGACGGCGCCCTGACCGCCGAGCAGCGCATCAATGTTCAGTCTGCAGTCCTTGATGCCTACAAGGCAATCACCGGCCGTCGCATGGCGTTCGTTATTGATCGGACACCGGTCGATTTCATCGCCTACACGCTGGCCAACATCACTCAGGCCGATCTGCTGGATAAGCAGGTAGACGAGCTGGTTGAGCAGTATGTCCATGATTGCGTGGTGGCCGCGGCCAGCAGCCTCGATCTGATTGTTCTGGTGCGCCCAGGCATTTCGATTGTTCCGGCTGCAGGCAAGGGTCTGCTGTCTGCTGTCTATATCAAGAAGCTCGACGCGATGATGATTGGCTTGCTCTCGAACATGGGCGTTCGCTATGTCGTCCTGCCTGAGAACATCATCAGTCTTGCCGCCCGTCTTGAGTGGCTGCAGCAACAAATCAAACGCTGATTTTTCGCGCTCCTAGTGTTCAGTGGGCGTTTACTGAACGCCCCTATTTAACTTTCGTAAAATAGACATGCTGAACAAACAGATTGGAGACTGTTATGAACACTGCAACTCACCTCAACTATGCAAACCCCTTCGCTGTAATTGACGCTGAGATGGCGCTTATCCGTATGCGTCAGATGTTCATCCGCGAGCTGCGCAATTTCAACGCAGAGCAGACCGCGGCCCTACTGCTTGTAGAAGAGAACACTCTGGCTGCGGAGCTCTACGCGAAGCTGTACCAGCGCGAGCAAGTCGATTCCATGCTCGATACGCACAATTGCGTTGTGCTGAGCAAGATCCCTGTTCGCGTCACCAACTCACCCATCTATGACAACGTGCTCTACATCAACCTGCGCCTGCGGTCGCCGATGCCGTTCGATCCGGCGTTCGACGGGTATGAGTGCGACTACGGTGACGAGTTTGGCAACCACGTTGTCGAGCTGCTTCGTCGCTCGTCCATTACCGAAGGCGACGAGAAGGGTATTGCCGGCGAGCTGATGACGCTCAACGCCCTGGCGATCAACGCTGAGATCTCCCCTCGTCAGTGGATTGTGAAGATGGGTGAATGCGGCCCGGTCTCTCGTCAGGTAGCCAACCGAATGATTGACACCATCTGCACACTCTCTGTTGACCGCAAGAGCTGCAAGTTATGAGCGAGATAGTCCTCCAAGACGAAATCGACAGGAAGGCGCTCGAAGCGATGGAGGGTTTTAGCGAAATGGCCGGCTCCGGCCATTTCACCCCAGAGCAGCTACTTCGTGTCCTCGGTCTCCTTCAAACGTCACTCAACGGCGTCTTGTCGTCTGACGTTGCCGGGCTCTTTCTTGAGTTCATGACCGAGTCATCCGAAGGGCACTGTTGCAAAGTTA